CTTTTAATAGAAAGTGAGGAATAACAATGAAAAAACAAAGGTGGAGAATTACAAAAGCGAAAAAGTGCTGCATGTGTAACCGTAAAGTATATATTAAAAGGAAAATGGGGTACCGTTCACTTTTAGATTCGTACTTATGCGGAGAATGTAAATTAAATGAAATTATTAATACAGTAGAAAGAGAGTGGTATTAATGGGACTAGGAAATCGTGGGATGGCATTTGAGAAGCTTATCAATCTATCTAATGAAATGTATCAAAGAGGTGGAGTGGCGCTTATAAACAAGCGTCCGACTCCTGTGAAGGTGATTAAGAGTAAGGGCAGCCAAGTGACAAAAGGGTTCTATGAAGCTAAAAGTACAGTAGACTATGATGGCGTGTATAAGGGACGAGCAATAGCATTTGAAGCGAAATCTACAGAGAATCCTGGACGATTTGATTTAAAGAACATTGCACAGCACCAGTTGGATTACCTGGAGAAAGCAGGAAAGATGGGAGCGATATGTTTCTTCCTTATAGAGTTTAGTAAGGATAAATCAATATTCGTAGTACCACTTTCAGTTATTCAATCTTATGTAAGGATGTCTCATCAACCAAAGGGCAAGAAGTCTATACCAAGAGCAGACTTTGATATTTATGGGTACTTAGTAGAACAGACGGAACGAGCATCAGTTGATTACTTGCAATACGTTGATGAAGCAGTAGCGCCAGTTATGTTCGATGGAATGATTCAGTTTGATCAGGACCATAAGAAGGTAGCAAATAATTGAAGCAGCAAAAGAAAAGATGGCCAACAAGAAACGTAAATTATTAAAGGCTTAATGGAGGGCGAAATAATGAGAGAAGATATTTACAGACTATCTAAAGAAAGACAAAAACATATGAACAAATACATTTTACAAAAGGAAATGTTTGATTTACCAATCGGAACAGTCTTTGTACATGATAAAGATGACAATATTAAAGGGAGTCCGGCAGAAGGTTGTTTAAAACTAGCTTGGACTGATGACGGTAATTGTCAAAAAGGAGTTTCTTATTGTGCAGAAACATTTATATTGCATGCAAAAGTTAGAAAGAACTTAGAATGGTTTAAAGCAGCCAACGAAAACGTAAATTGGAAAAATGAAAGAGAGTATCTTCAAAGTAAAGTCAGAATGTTAGAACATGAGAAACAAAAGTTAGACAAAGTGAGAGGTTCTTTAATAGGTATTTGGTTGTTAAAAAAGTTAGGACTTAAGTAAATGGATAACGGAACCATGCAGAGTGGATGGTGGGGGCTACTCGCTATGCATGTTTCCCTTATTCAACAAAGAGATAGTAAAATTTCACGTACCTTACGTGATGTTAAAAAGACAAATTAAGAAATAGGGGGATTCTAGATGGAGCAATTAGCATTCTTTCCAGAAATCACGAATGAGGAGTACAAGGAAATACAGAGGGAAGTAGCAAAGGCGTTATTCAACTATAGAGCTTTAAAAGTTCGTATGATTAATCAGAAAGAGTGTGCAGTAGAGAATATCAGTAGTCCTTTCGTTGAAATACGTAATACGAAGAAAATAAAGGATATCAAGTACATTCAAATGAAGAGAGCGTTAGAACATGCTTTAGATCCGGAGCAGAGGGAGATCATTGAGAGGAAGTATCTTAATAATGGATTGATGAGCGATAAAGCTGTAAAGGCACAAATGATGATGGAGAATAACTGGTTCTATACACAAAAGAGACATGCAATTATGGCACTTGCTGAATCGTTACTTATTATTTAAAAAACACGGATAAAACGCGGATAAATTAACGATAAAGGAGCGGATAAGTAGATGTGCGATTCAAATTATTATTATCTTACAAGCTCATTAACGAGCTTTGGACGGTTCTTTGACAACTACAAGGATAGGATTAGAAACCCTATTGCAAAGGATTAACACTCCTATAAGTGAAACGTTCTTATGTGAGAATGTCACGGTAACGTATACCGCATAGTAGGGCGGGCAAGGCGGTACGAACCCGCGTTAAGACGAAAAGACCAATTAAAACAAATGAAGACATATTCCAGTGTGGCGGGTGTGAGACGACTCACATTCCGTCATGCTGTTTCTAATTTGTATCTATCATCCATAATATAATCTTTCACCTTTTTATGTTATGGAAATGGATATAAATATATCTATTTTCGTCCTGTATGTTGATTTCTACGAATGGGGGTGTTGCTCATGATTGAGTGAACTCGTTCTAGAAAATCTATATGTTTTGGATTAATACATTTTAAAAAATCTGCTGTATACGTAGCCTGATGATAGTTCATATAGTAATTACTCACGATTCTTACTACATGGGCGTGTAGTTAGGGTGTAAAGAGACTAGTCACCTCTTTACTACAGCCAATATACATCCTATCGTGTTTAATCCCCTTTTCACGATACATCCCCTATATTGGTTGTAGTAAGGCGGTGGAAAAAGGTAGTACCGTCTTGATGTGAATATAAAGATTGATTCCCTTTATATTCGACAATATTTATATCTCATCTGTCACGGGACGAAATATAACAAAAACGGTTTGCGAAGGCCATGCGACAGCCGAAGTATTGACCGACTCTACGGAGTATAAACGAGAAGGTCTTTTCCTTCTCCAAGCAACCGAACACGATAACCAGGATAGCCAAAGAGCTAAAAACTGAGTCGCATTGTATGTATCGGTTGTTTTGAGAAGGTTGAGAGTAATCTTGACCTTGAAATGATTGCGAAATTCCCCTTTCGTGAATGATTTCTCCCATCCCCTTTAATATTTTTATAAGCCGTGAAAGAGCTGTCACTTCGGTGATGGCTTTTTTGTTCATTGTAAACCGGAACTAATAATGAAATTATGTATTGGTTCCTGGTTTAGAGCGAATAATGGACATCCTCAATTCTTTGGGAGTCGATGGAGTAGTAAAGGTTGGGATGCTACTCACCAGTTAAATAGGAAAGGATGGTAAAGATGTAGTGGAATCGGCATAAGAGGCATCCATAACGGGTGCTTTTTTCTTTGTTATATAGAAATTACACATTAAACGATAATGCGGTGGCGGAATAGGTAGACGCTATAAGGTTATCGGTGTGTAGGGTGAAACCTAACTGAAATTCCTGCAACTTACCGAATCATGACGGTAAAATCGACCAGTAAAGTAGTTGCATTGTAAGGTGCAAATCCTTACCCGCATATAAAATTAAACAAAATGGACATTTGGTTAGGGAGGTGAATGATTATATGAAAGAAGCAGTAGATAAGTTAACTGGATATTAAATAAACTAGTCGAAGAAAAGAAAGTTGTTATAGAAAAAGATGATGTGAATTCTGTAATAGAAAGTGTAGAAGCATTTTTGTCCGCTAATGGATACGATTATAGTTACAGTGAAAACATGGCCGATCAGGTGTTAATTATTGTTTTCTAAAATAATATCAATTATCGTAGGCACTGCCGTGATCTGGTGGGCGTCTTGTTTGTTGTTAAGGAAAGATAAGCGCAAACGTGTTGCATTTAGGGATAAGGGGTGAGGGGATGACTTGGTTAAGCTTCTTTATTGGTTACTGTGTGGGAATGACAATTTGTTTACTTATTATGATTCAGTTCATTAAGGCGAAGGAAGAGAATAAGTTTGGTTATGACATTGACGATTCATTACATAAGGAAATGGAGCAGTTGAAAGCTATAAGAAAAGATAAACTGAATGGAACAAAATAGATACAGGCTAAAAATTACAGTTGTATATAGATATGCAGACAATTTTATCTTATAAATTACAAATAGATATATGTATATGTCGTTCTGTAAGAAGACTATATTCTTCTTTATTTACCTATACTTACATTTTAACTAATTTATTATGATATAGATGTTGATTTGCAATGTATTAGATAAATTGAATGAAAAATTCATTTGAGGTGATTTCGTGCTGATCTATACCATTTCGATGTGGGACCATGGTGATTTAGATATTAAGTTGGCAACGGTAGACAGAAAGGAAGCATTAAAACAATTTGAATCAAGTACAACATTGTCAATGCAGGTATGGGAAAAAGGTGAAGTATTAATTGAAATGATAAATAGTGAAGGTGAATATTTCGCTGATGGTGGATTAGAAAGATATCCGGAAAAAGGACAACAGTTATTTGATGAGATAGTAGGGGAGTTAAAATAGCTGATATAATATTATTCAAGAAGGAAAGGGGATGAATTAAGTGAATAAAATTAAAATCAAAACCATTGAAATAGAAGGTCAAGATATTCAATTTATCGATGGTGAGGTTTGGGAAGAGCCTTCGAAAGAATATGTTCCGCATCCGAAAGAATATCTTGTCTATCGAAGTGACAGAACAATACACTTTGATTTTAAATCAGAAAAAAAGAACGAATTATTAAAAAGCTCAATCGATAGCAGGACATACTTTTCAGCTAAGGTACTACTTGAAACAAATGAAATTGTAGAAGGTAGATTCTTATGCGCTAGTGTTATGAGGAGCGGCGATGAGATTCATCCTAATTATTATGAACATGATTCGATCTTAATTAAGTAGCTAATAAGCTGCTTTTTTATTTTGTAAGGAGGATGAGATGACGGATTTTGAAAAACAGATATTTGAAGAAGTTAAATTCAAAAAGAGAATCGAGTATTTAACAAATTTAGCTATGGAAAATGAAGAGTTAAAAGAATCAGTCAAATCATTATCTGCAACTGTGGAAGAACTAAAAGAGAAAGTTGATATTTTAAGTGTACAAGTAAGCGAAAGAAATAGCGCGGATAATATCTTGGGTACTCTCGAGTACGCACTTACAAGAGTGAGAGAATATGAACTAATGGGGGAGGATGAATAATGGAGGAGATAAAGTTCAAGTACAAAGTAAAAGTAGGCCGATTATGGGTATCTAGGTTTGCTGTTGGTTATGATTGCCCGTTTCCTATTATTGATTTAGCTGGAAGTGAAGGGATAGCTAAGATAATTGAAAGTAAAGAAAAGGCAGAAGAAATTGCTGATTTAATAAATGGTGTATTAGTTCCTATTAAATATAGAGTTACTCAAGAAGTGACGCACAAATGGGTAGAGGCGTAAAGGTGATACGATAACGCGATGAATGGTAAGGAGTGAAATGAAATGACAATTGAGAAAGTTAAGCTTATAGAAAAGAAGATTGAAGAGGGAAAACTAAGTTTAAATGAAGCGAGAATCCTATTAGACTTAGAACCTATTGAAGAAGAGAAATATGATCGATTGTTTGAGAAAGTGCATAACGAATCGTAATTGCAAATTTATAGAAGAGATTATCGTGAGGTGGGTGAATGGCAAAGGAATACGCAAAGAAATTCTATAAGTCAACAGCTTGGGAGAAGTGCAGAGAGTCATACATTGCTACAACATTAGATGGAATGTGTGAGCATTGCAAAGAAGTACCTGGATATATTGTTGACCATATTGTTGAGATAACACCAGAGACTATAGACAATCCAGATATCACATTGAATCATGAGAACCTACAGTACTTATGCTTACCTTGTCATAACACTAAGACGTTTGGTAAAGCTGTATTGGTTAGAGAAGATGTAATGTTTGATGAGAATGGTGATTTGATTAGGAGGGGATATGAGTGATAAGTGAACGTAATGATAATGAACTATCAAAACAGAATGATGCTAAGTGTATTAAAGCGAACGAGGTAACATTCATTGATGGTAGTAAAGATATAGTTACTGGTGTAATTAGATTGTTTAATACTAATGAACGTGAAGTGCTATTGAATCAAAGCAGTAGTTATTTCAATATCAATAATGTTTTATCTGTGAAACCTATAGATATAGAAGCGTGTCCTAACTGTGATGAACCAATAGAAGCTACTGATTTATATGCTGATGGTGGAGCGGTAGCTAATGTTAAACATTGTGCAGGATGTGGTTGGAGCAATGGAGGGCAGATTAATAAATGAATGAATACTTTCTTCCATAATACAATTGGTGTAAATGATGCTGCGATTATTCTTAATGTATCTTCTGGTCATGTAAAGAATTTGTGTGCAGAAGGAAAGATTGTAGCGAAGAAGATAGGTAAGACATGGGTGATTGATAGATCGAGATTAAAAGGAGTGATGACTAATGTGTAATAGATGTATGGAAAGTATAAATGAAATTGAAAAACATAAAGGCAATACACGTGAATTGATTATTGAACATATTGAAGAGATAGATAAAGCAGTAGACCGCTTAAACGGACCAGATGCATATTGTTCTTTAATGCAGGCAAAATCAACAGCCTTATTGGCACTATCCCTTACTCCCCCCTATCAAAAATAAATCAAAGGCCTATAGGGGGACCGAGAGGGGAGCTTCGTGTAACACACAGGTCATTTCGCGTGACCCCCCTACCCCAATACAAATGAAGTGAGGTGTTATTGATGGCGATAAAGAAAGAATTAACAAAAGAAGAACGAGTTAAGAAGGAAGTAAACAGACTTAAACGGATTTATAAAGAGATGCCAAAAGATACCCTCTTGGTTGTGGAGGGGCTAATTGTAGAAGCTGCAGACTTGCGTGTACGATTAGAAGATATTCGAAAAGATCTCGATGAGAATGGGTATGATGAAATGTTCTCACAATCAGAGAATCAAGATCCATATGAAAGAGAACGTCCACAAGCTCGGCGTTATATATCGATGAATAAAAACTATCAATCTATCATGAAACAACTCGGCGATTATGTTCCTAAGATTCCACCAGAACCTAAAAAGAAAGATGATGGATTTGAATCATTCGTGAATAAACGTGATTGAATATCCTTTATCCTATAATCCGATTCTAGAATACTGGTACAAAATAAAGAATAAACAAGAAATAGTATCGGATAAAGTTAGGCGAGTTTATAAGAAGCTCGTTACTGATATAGGAAGTACCAAAAGTGAATGGGAATATAACGCTAACCGAGCGAATCATGCAATAGAATTTGTTGAGAATTTTTGCAAACATAGTAAAGGTAAAATGGGCGGAAAACCATTTTTATTAGAGCTATGGCAAAAAGCTATGACGGCCGCTTTATTTGGTTTTGTTCATAAAATAGATGGTGTAAGAAAATACCGTGAGTTTATGTTAATTGTGGCCCGTAAGAATGGTAAGAGCGCTTGGGGGTCTGCGATTGCTTTATATATGATGGTTGCTGATAATGAACCAGGACCGGAAATCGTATCAGCCGCTAAACTTGTGGCGGCTTAAAATCGAGCAAAATCGGTGGAAACTAAAATTGACCAACCATGTTTCTGTAGGATATAATTAACTATAGAGGATGGTGCTGGATAATATGAATAAAATTGGTATCTATAAAATTACTAATCTTATTAATGGTAAAACTTATATAGGACAGACTGTAAATTTTAGAAAAAGAAAAAGAAATCACCTTAATTATTTGAGGAACGATTCACATCACAATTCTTATTTACAAAGAGCGTTCAATAAATATGGGGAAAAGAATTTTTGCATACAATTCCTAGAACATTGTTCAATTGATAAGTTAGATGATTTAGAGTGTAAATACATTGAACTTTATCAGAGCATGGTCAATCAAAACGGTTACAATCTACTTACCGGTGGTCAAACCTATAGGACGTTTAGTCTTGAGGTTAGAAGGAAAATGAGTGAAAGTAGAAAAAACTATAAGATGACCAAAGAACATTGTTTAAATATATCCAAGGGTAGGAAGGGAATCAGGATGCCGAAAGAATCCATTGAAAGAATAAAAGAAACAAAACGAAACAAACGTATTCAATGGGGTGAAGAAAACCCAAACGCTATTATAAGTAATGAATTGGCTGGTGAAATCATAAACGAATTATACAATGATACACCAGTTAAAGAAATTATGATGAAGCACAATGTTTCTCAAGATACAGTTTACAATCTCATGTATAACAGAACCTATACAACAGTGAAACCAGAATTAAGAGAAAAGTTAAAATCAAGAGCAAAAAACAATCAATCTTCAAAAAATGAAAAGGCTATTTCCATGTATTTGGAAGGGAATTCACAAAACTTCATTTCCAAAGAACTTAGTATAAGCCGAAATACACTAAGAAGATTGTTAAAAGAGCTAAAAATAGATACCCAAATTCATAAAAATCAATATGTCAACACCGAGGTAAACAATCAGATTGCGAAAGGCTGATTGTCACCGTAACGCGTAGAAGGTGAATAAATATAATCCTTCCAAGAGTGCTCGACAACCAATAAAGGTTGTTTTTTGGTTGAAAATGTACGCTAAACTGGGTTGGAATTGACCAACCGATGAAAATGAGGGAAACTTCCAGAGGGTATGGATAAAAAGCCTACCGATAATAACAATTGACAAAAAAAGACCAAGCTAAAATTATTTGGTCTGAAGCAAAGAGAATGGTGAAAAAATCACCAATCCTTTCTAAAAGAATTCGTACGCTAGTAGCTGAAATGATTTCAGATTTTAACGATGGTTCTTTCAAACCACTTTCAAGTGATTCTAATACGCTTGACGGACTTAACGTGCATTGTTCATTGATAGATGAACTACATGCTATTGAAGATAAGAATCTTTATGACGTTATTGTTGATGGTATGACAGCTCGTGAACAACCAATATCAATTATTACAACGACTGCTGGTACGGTTCGTGAAGGTATTTTTGATATCAAATATGAAGAAGCTGAACGTATTATTAATGGTTACGATGATCCAGATGGTTATAAAGATGAACGAGTTCTTCCTATTATTTATGAACTGGATAAACGTGAAGAATGGACAGAAGAGTCTTGTTGGAAAAAAGCGAATCCAGGATTGGGTACAATCAAAAACTTAGATCAATTAAGAAGCAAAGTTGAAAAAGCGAAAGCAAATGCTATGCTTGTTAAAAACTTACTTACAAAAGATTTTAATATTAGAGAAACGTCAACAGAAGCCTGGTTAACCTTTGAACAATTAAACAATAAAGCTAAGTTTGATATTAGTGCACTAAAACCTTCGTACGGAATTGGTGGTTGTGATTTATCTTCGACAACCGATCTTACCGCAGCGAAGGTTATTTTTATGGTTCCGGATGATCCGCACATATATGTTAAACAAATGTATTGGCTTCCTGAAGATTTGTTAGAACAAAGAAGTAGAGAAGATGATATTCCTTATGATTTATGGCATGAACAAGAATTATTAAGGACCACACCTGGTAATTCAGTTCACTATAAGTATGTTACACAATGGTTTTTAGAAATGCGTGATGAGTTTGGCATTTATTTACCTTGGATTGGTTATGACAGATGGAGTGCTAACTATTGGGTTGAAGAAATGGAAGGATACTTCGGAAAAGAATCTATGATTCCTGTTGCACAAGGTAAACAAACATTATCTAGCCCGATGAAATTATTAGGAGCTGATTTGGAATCCAAATTGGTGAATTATAACAACAATCCGATTGATAAATGGTGTCTTTCAAATACAGCGATTGATATTGATAAGAACTTAAATATTCAACCGAATAAAACGAAAAACCAGCGTCGTCGAATAGATGGAACAGCAGCGCTTTTAAATGCATATGTAGTCCTTCAAGAAAAACGTAATGACTATCTTAATATGATTTAAAAAGGAGGTGAGAATTTGGGTTTAAAAGATTGGATTTTTCCTAATAAAAAGGAAAAAAATACAACTCGTTTCGAAATGATTTCAGATTATGGAAACGGATTCTACTCATTTGGAGGTAATTTATATAAATCGGATATCATCCGTTCTTGTATTCGACCGTTTTCAAAAGCTATCGGAAAGCTAGTAGCTAAACACCTCTTGAAAAATGACAAAGTTTTTAAAGTAAATCCTAATGTACCAATAAAGTTTTTATTAGAAGAACCTAATCCTTTAATGAGTGGCCAAATGCTTCAAGAAAAAGTCGCTACACAATTAAAGCTTAATAATAATGCTTTTATATATATTAAGTATGACGAATTTAATTTTATTAGCGAACTGTACCCTATACCGACAACAAGTGTAGAAGCCGTTCAAGATGGAAACGGTGAATTATATTTGAAATTCCTATTTATGAATGGTGATTATCAAACGATACCGTACAAACATATTATCCATTTGAGAAACGATTTTAATGGAAATGATATTTTTGGAGATTCACCAAAAGAAACATTACTTCCACTAATGGAAGTTGTAAATACCATTGATCAAGGGATTATTAATGCTGTGAAAAATAGCGCAGTCATTAAATGGATACTAAAATTTACAGCTGTACTTCGCCCGGAAGATATGAAAAGAGCTGTTAAGGATTTTACAACCAATTATTTAAATATTGACTCTGAAATGGGCGGAGCAGCAGCAGCTGATGGTAAATATGATATTCAACAAGTTAAAAACGAATCATATGTACCTAATGAAAAACAAATAAGTGAAACAATAAAAAGGATATACGCTTACTTTGGTACTAACGAGAAAATTGTCATGAGTAACTATTCAGAAGACGAGTGGAATTCTTATTTCGAAGCCGAAATCCAACCGTTTTCAATGCAATTAAGCAATGAATATACTAGAAAGATTTTTTCGAAACGAGAAAGAGGATTTGGAAACAGAATTATATTCGAAGCTTCAAGTCTCCAATACGCTTCAATGTCTTCTAAATTAGGTTTAGTTCAATTTGTCGATAGAGGAATCATGTGTGCAAATGATGTTTTAGAAATACTTAATATGCCTCCAATTGAGGGCGGAGATAAGTATATAAGACGATTAGATACTGCTGTCATAGACGATACGAAATCAACTGAAGGAGGTGATGATAATGGACAAAAGGAAGGATAATCTGAATAACTTTTTACAAGTTAAAAACATGACAGAAACAAGTGCCGATCTATACTTTTACGGAGATATTGTTTCTAGCTGGTGGGGAGCCTGGGAAGATGAAGATCAGTACCCTGAAAATGTAAAAACCTTTTTGGATAGTGCAAAGGGTAAAGACTTAAATATTTACATCAATAGTGGTGGTGGCGCTGTATTTGCTGGAGTTGCTATATATAACATGATAAAACGTCATCAAGGTTATAAACGTGTGTATGTAGATGGTTTAGCAGCAAGTATTGCTTCTGTAATAGCGTTGGCTGGTGATGAAGTTGTTATCCCTGCTAATGCTTTTTTTATGATTCATAAACCTTGGACAAGCACTTGGGGAAATGCAGAGGATCTGCGTAAAGCTGCCGATACATTAGATACAGTAGAAGAAGGTATTCTAAACATTTATGCTGAGAACCTTAAAGAAGGTGTTTCAATAGACACTATTCGGGAATTTGTTGCTGAAGAAAAATGGTTTACGGGTAATGAAGCAGCTGAATTCTTTGATATAAAAGTCACTGATGAGGTGCAGGCAGTTGCTTGCATTTCCGATATGTATAAGGAATACCAACACACGCCGAAAAATTTACTTGAACAAAAACAAAATAAAAAAATAGATAGAACAAACGAATTTTTGTTTGATTTCTAAGGAGGAAAAATAAATGACATTACAAGAAATTTTGAATTCTATTCAATCGAAAAAAGAAGAAGGCCGAAAGTTTTTAGATGCGAAGGATTTTGAAAAAGCCGAAACTGTAAAAGCCGAAATTGTAGAATTAGAACAGCAATTGCAAGCTGAAATTATGTTTATGCAAGATGACAATAGCCGCAATTTAGAGGCGAAAGCGCAAATGCTTTCTAACGCTCAAACGATTAACAATGGTAATCAAGGTACAGTAGTTAATACGTTTGGTGAACAAAAACCAAAAGAAAAAGATTCTACTGCAAATGATTATTTAAATGCATGGGCAAAGGTTATGATGGGCCAAAAAATCAACAACGATGAAGAATTAATTTTTGACAAAGTTAATAGTGAATTTAAAAACGCCACACAAACGGCAGCAACTCATGCTGTAGTGATTCCAGAGACTGTTGCATCAGATATTTGGAAAGAAGCAGAAGATTTATTCCCAATCCTTAGAGATGTCAATATGACTTATGTACCTGGTGATTTTACAATTATTAAAGAAACTAATTCAGGTGCAGATGCAGCTTGGTATGACGAAAAAACAGAAGTGGTGGATGGTGAGTTCGGATTAGGAGAACTAAACTTAACTGGTTGTGAACTAGCTAAAGCGATCCCAATCTCTTGGAAACTTAGAAAGATGAGTATTGAAAAATTCATCCCTTACATCACTTCCTTATTAGCTGAAAAAATGGGAGCAGCATTAGCCAAAGGTGTTGTAAGCGGTAAAGGTAAACCGGGCGCTGGAGATACATTTAAGCCGGAACCGAAGGGTATTATTACTGCAATCGAAGGGGAAGCACAGAAACCACAAGTAGTTAGTTATAGCGATTCAGAAGATTTAAATTATGATAAAATCGCACAAGCGATGGGTAAAATCAAGTCTTCATATAAAACAGGAGCAGCTATCTACGCTAAAAGCACAGTTATTTGGAATAAATTAGCTCTATTAAAAGACAGTATGGGACGACCATTATTCATTCCTGATGTAACATCTGGTGGAATTGGTAGAATGTTTGGATTGCCTGTTAAAGAAGAGGATAGCGTTCCTGAAGATGCAATCTTATTTGGAAACGTGGCACGAGGTTATGCAGCCAATGTCAATGAGAATATGACAATCTATACAGAAGACCATGTTAAACAACGTTACACTGACTATATGAGCTATTCTATTGTCGACGGAGATGTGTTAAGTACGAAAGCATTTGCTCTTATTAAGAAAGCGGCTACTGTTTAATAGCCGCTTTTTCATTTGAAATAAGGAGGTATTTTTATGTCTGAAAAGAAAACGCAAGAATTTAAAGTAATTACAGCATTCCGCGATAAGTTCTCCTATGTACATTATAGTGTTGGAGAATCATATAAAACAGATGATCAAGAAAGAGTAGAATTCTTACAAAAAGAAGGGTTCTTAGAAACTGAGCCGATTGATGATTATAAACCTGTTGTTCTTGAAGCTGTTCATGTTGGTGGAGGGTATTTTGAACTCCCTAATGGAGAAAAGGTTAAAGGGAAAGATGCGGCACTTAAAGCGTTAGAAAAACTTGAACCAGTTGGTGAATAACATGATGCTTGAAGTGGTAAAAAAGGCATTGCGTGTATCACATAATGCTTTAGATGATGAAATTGATGATTTGATTGAAGCGGCTCGAACTGATTTAAAGTTATCGGGAGTTTCTGGCTTCAAATCAAATGATGATACAGATCCTTTAATCAAACGAGCAATAATTATGTATGCAAAAGCTAATTTTATTGCCGACGCTAAGGAAGCAGAGCGATTCCAATTATCGTATAACATGCTTAAGAATCACCTTACTTTAGCGGGTGATTATAAATGAACGATATTCTACATTTCCCAATAGTTACAGTCATTGAAGATGATTTAGGACAAAAAGAGGAAGTAAGAACGTTTAATAGACAAGTATTTTGTAAAAAGAAATCTGTCCCTCAATCAGAATTCTTTCAAGCTGGTCAAAGTGACATTAAAGCGAGTTGTGTTTTAATCGTTCACGTTCTGGATTATCAAGATGAACGTGAAGTGAAGTACCGCGAAAAAGAATATAACATATACCGCACATATGAACGCGAAGATGAAAAAATCGAATTGTATTGTGAGGTGGTAGCTGGTGGCTAGTATTGATAGTCTAGCAAATGATATTGCTACAGAACTGCAAAGGTATGGAAAAGAAGTAGAAGAAAAATTAGAAATTGAAAAAGAAGCAGTTGCTAACAATCTTGTAGATGAATTGAAACAAACGAGTCCTAAAAGTGACAGTAAAGGCGGACGTAAATATGCAAAAGGGTGGCGCAAGAAAAAGGAAGGTAATGCATTTATTGTTCATAACGCATTAAAACCGCAGCTTACACACTTATTAGAGAAGGGACACGCAAAAGTGAATGGTGGACGTGTTCCAGCCATAGTTCATATCGCTCCCGCTGAAGAAAAAGCAGTAAATGATTTTTCGGAGCGAGTTGAAAGGGCGATCCAACAATGAATTTAATTGAATTAAAGAAAATCCTTGAGGCTACAGGTTATCCTGTGGCTTATTCGCATTTCACAGCAACGCCGACCAAGCCAGTTCCAGCGCCACCTTATATATGTTTCCTTGTGGATGGATCAGCAAATTTAATGGCTGATAACAAGGTGTATCACAAGATAGACGATGCAAATATTGAACTTTACACAACTAAAAAAGATTTAGTTGCAGAAGATAAACTTGAAAAAGTCCTAGACGATCATGAAATTCCTTATGACTCATATGGGACTTTTATTGAATCTGAAAAAATGTATCAAAAAATTTATGAAACGAGGTTGATATAAATGGCAGAAAATAAAGTTACTTTTGGTCTAAAGAAAGTACATTATAGTGTAATTACTGAGGATGAGACAGGAAAGATCACATATGGAACTCCAGGTAAATTACCAGGTGCAGTTGAAATGAAATTAGAGCCAAAAGGTGAACAATCTGATTTTTATGCAGATGACAGTAACTATTACACTGAATCAAGTAACCAAGGATATGAAGGTACATTAAATATCGCCAAAGTCACTGAAGCTTTTCGTACTGAAGTATTAGGAGAAATTTTGGATGAGACTGACAAAGTTATCACTGAGGTTTCGAATGCAAAGATCAAAAAAATCGCTTTAATGTTCGAATTTGATGGTGATGTAAAAGCAACTCGTCACTTACTTTACAACGTATCTGTATCACGACCTGGTGCGGGTTCTTCCACAAAGAGTGATAAAACAGAGCCAAATACAACTGAATTGAAATTCGTTGCAGCGCAACATCCAGAAAATCAAAAAGTTAAAGTATCAACAACAGTTGGTACACCAGCAGGAATTTACGATGCTTGGTATACAAAGGTGTACGAGAAAGTTGTGGGGGCGTAATTAGATGGAAAAAACAATAACAATTGATGCCAAAGACGTACTTTTAAAAAGTACTGCCGGTACGGCTATCCGTTATAAGTCACAATTTAGACGTGATATGTTTGCAGATATTCTTAGTTTAGGAGTACTTTCTTCATATATTTCAACTGATGGTGACCAAAATAACATCGACCTTTCACAAGTCGATTTAAGTAAGTTAGATTTTGAAGTTATTTATAATTTAGTATGGGCGTTTGCTAAAACAGCAAATAAAGATGTTCCAGATCCATTAACTTGGCTGGATACATTCGGAGAATTTCCGATTGCTGAAATTATCACAGAAATTCAGGACTTAATTAAAAGTACGGTTCAGTCAAAAAAAAAATAACAGAAGATGAACAAGGGCAAGGACGTAACGATGGGAAAGGTGGATTTTCCGTTGATACATTCCTTGCTCTTTGTTATTCATGCAAACTCTCAAAAGAAGATTTAGAAGATATGACAATAGGTGATTGTTTGGATTATATCGATGAATATGTAGAATTACGAAATCCGAAGAAAGAACAAGAAAATACAAGAACAGCTACACAAGATGACTTTAATAATTTCTAAGCAAGTGAGGTGATAACATGGCAGGAAGAATTAAGGGAATAACGATAGAAATCGGCGGAGAAACAACCGGTCTTCAAAACGCCTTGAAAGATGTCAATAAAAGAAGTGGTGAACTATCTAAAGAGCTAAAAGATATTGAACGACTCTTAAAATTCAATCCAGGTAATGTGGAAGCACTAGCGCAAAAACAACAATTGCTTACTCAACAAATCGAGAATACAACGAAGAAATTAGATAGCTTAAAGGCCGCTCAACAGCAAGTCCAAGCACAATTTGAAAGTGGCGCGATTAATGAAGAGCAATATCGAGCATTTAGGCGTGAAATTGAATTTACAGAAGGGCAACTTAATGGATTCAAAAACAGTCTTGCAGGATTAAAGGCTGAGCAAGAAAAAGCAGCAAGTTCAACAAGACAATTAGAGACTTTATTTAGCGCCACAGGAAAAAGTGTTGATGATTTTGCGGATGCATTAGGGAATCGTCTTGTGAATGCAATTAAAAACGGTACGGCATCAAGTAGGCAGCTAGAGCAAGCTATTGAGATAATCGGAAGGGAAGCGCTAGGAGCTGAAGCGGATATCGGGAAGCTACAACAAGCGCTTCATTCTGTTGATGATGGTAATTCGATTCAAAACATTAGGAACGATTTAAACCAGCTCTCTCAAGAAGCAGATCAAACGGGTGAAAGCGTCAAAGAATTAGGAATTGAGTTGGAAAATGTATTAGGCGGAATAGTTGCTGGTGGTGGTATTCAGGAAGTAATCGGACAGGCTCTAGACATGTCAGAGTTAAAGACGAAAATTGATATTACCTTTGATGTTCCGGAATCATCAAAAAGATCTGTGGAGGATGCAATTAGAACTGTTACAGCCTACGGCGGTGACGCTGAGGAAGCATTGGAAGGTGTTCGAAGACAATGGTCATTGAATAAAGATGCTTCTGATGCAGCAAATACGGAAATTATAAAGGGAGCAGCCAGTATAGCTAGTTCCTATTCGCAAATTGATTTTACAGAATTAATACAAGAAACTAATGAAATCGGTAGCGAATTAAATATTTCGAATAAAGAAGCACTAGGATTAGTTAATTCACTTTTAAAAATCGGATTCCCTCCTGAGCAACTTGATATTATCGCCGAGTATGGTGCTCAACTAAGAAGAGTTGGTTATACAGCGCAGGAAGTGCAAAGCATTATGGCAAGTGCGGCAAAGGAAAAATCCTGGAATATAGATAACCTATTGGATAAACAATTGTCCCTATGAGTGGTGACATTCATAGAAAACTCCTTTAATTCAGTGGAAATCTCAAAAAGAGACAATACTGAGCGAAGCCTGTAAAAGGGAACGTGCAACGACTAGCTGAAAAGCGTAGGGTGTAAGCTGATGACACCCGAAATGGGGAGCATCTTATATTAAAGATGATGATATAGTCTGGTCTGTATAGTGATGTACAGAAGTTCATAAGAGAACTGGCAGGGACTTGCGAATCCTGTTGAACAAATCGGGTTTAAAAGAAGGGCGTATTCGTTCTGTTGAAATGTCGCGTGGGTTAAGTAATTCTATGAAGGATGCTGTCCGTGATGCTGTAGACGATACTGAAAAAATGTCTGATGCACAGATATCAGCGATGCAAAAGGGATTTGCTAAACAAGAATCTGCACTTGCGAATTCATTTAGTAATCAAGAAAAGGCACTTTCTAAAAGTCATAGTCAAAGACAAAACGCATTAGCTAAAAGTCTTGATTCTGAATACAATGCAGTTTCTAAAAGTTATGAAAATCAACAAAAGAATTTAGAGAAGAAACTTAGTGCCCAATATGATGCAGCATCAAAAAATTATGATAGACAACAAAAAGCACTTGAGAAATCACTCGAAGCGGAAGTTAAAGCATTTGAAAAGTCGTCTGAACAGAAATTAAAGCTCATCGATAAAGAATACATGGAACGTATGAAATTAATTGATGAGGAAAAATATAATCGTCTTAAATCGGTAGACGATCAAATTAATTCTTTAGATGCGAAAACAGCAGCTGAAGATAAATATTTTAAAGACCGTGAGAATGCTGAAAAACGTGCTGATCTAAAAGTTAAAATAAGTAAAGCGAAAAATGAAGAAGAACGACAGGCGGCAATCAAAGCATTACAAGAACTTGAAGAAAAAATGCGTTTGGATAAGATACGTGAAGAACGTAAAAGCCAAATTGATAGATTGAAAGAAGAAAAAGACGGCATAAAAGAAGCGTCTGATGCGAAAAAAGAGGCGCTGAAATCAGAGATAGATAGTCGTAAAGAACAAGTTAAAGAGCAAATAAACAATGAGAAGGAAGCTTTAAAAGAACGACAGCAAGAACAAAAAGAAGCTTTTCAGCAAAGTAAGCAAGAAAACTTAAAGGCTATTAGCGAATCAAATAAAGCGCAACTTGATTCATTAAGAGAAGTAAATCAAGCTAATTTATCCGCCTTAAAAGAAAATCATAACGACCGTAAACAAGCTTTAAGTGAACGTTTAAGTGATGAAATGGACGCTGTTCGTGAATCGCATAGAGCTGAATTAGAGTCTTTCAAAGAAATGAATGCACAGAAATTAGAACTTGCAAAAAATCCGCCAGATAGCGCAGCAGTACAAGAAATATTTGCTCAATTAGAAGGATGGGGTAAAGCAATAGCTAAAGGCGGAGAAGAAGGTAAACAAGCATTTGTGGATATGGTTAAATGGCTAGATCAAATCCAGGATGCTGATTTGAAAGAAGCAATTGGTGTAGAACTTTTCGGTAGATGATAAATTGTGCCGAATTAAAATCGCGGTATGAAGCAAGAAGGGTGAGATTCCTGACTTGAACCGAAGGCTATACGAAGTATAGTCAGGGGCAGAGCATAGAGGGTGAAAAGATATAATCCCTCCACGAGACCGTGACACTTTCTTTATAAGTGAAAACGTATGCCGAGCTTACACTAATATGAAGTGTAAGAAGTAAGGGATAAAAAGCCTTTACGATAACAAAATGACAATGTGGGAAGATCAAGGTCAAAAAATCATAAATACGATTTTACAAACTGAACAAAAACAAGCTGACTTAAAACAAGGCATAGATGATTTACAACAGTCCGTAAGTAAAACAGACGCATCACCGATGGTCAAATTGAAAGAAGCGATGAACGATTTAAAAGAAGCTCTTGAACCAGTGTTACTTACAGTAGCAGAATTGGTTTCTAAAATAGCAGAATTCATTTCAGCTCATCCAGTTTTAGCGGCTGCAATTACAGCCATAACTGTTGCAATCGGTATACTTGTTGGTATTTGCGCAGCTCTCGCCCCAGTAATATTCTTAGCAACATCAGGGGCTATAACCTTTGCAGGAGTTATGGCTGTTTTAACAAGCCCGATTGCTTTAGTGGTTGCGGCAATTGCAGGTTTAATTGCTATATGGGTATTATTCGGAGATAAAATAATGGCCATATATAATGAATACTTCAAACCTACAATAGATCAAATAGTATCTATAATTGTTGGGACATTGCAACCAGTATTTGACAAAGGTTTTACAATCATAAAAGATATTGTCAAAGATGCATTTGATATTATCAAACGAGTTTGGGAAGAAATACTCTCTCCTGTTTTTTCAAAAATTTCATCATTCATAGAAAATGTACTGTTACCAGCTTTTAAATTTGTATTTAGTGCTATTGGTAGTGTTGTATCAGATGCATTTGATGGAATAAAAGTCGTGTGGGATACGGTCTTAAAGCCAATTTTAAACGGAATTATCGATTTCATTTCTGGTGCTTTCTCAGGAGATTGGGACAAAGCATGGAAAGGAATTGTGAAAATATTTGATGGAGTATTCAATGGAATAGAATTAGCAGCAAAAGCGCCAATAAATGCTGTGATTTCAATGATTAATGCATTGATTGAGGGTATTAACAGTATAGATATGCCTGATTGGGTTCCGTTTGTTGGTGGAGGGAAAACTCATATACCGACAATCCCAATGTTAGCAACAGGTGGGCATGTTCTTGGTGACGGTTCATTTATTGCCGGTGAAGCTGGACCAGAGTTATTTACCAAAAGAGGTAATCGTGTATCTGTTACGCCTTTATCTTCAAATGAAAAGTCACTTGGTATTACGGGTACTATGAGTCGATTAATTGGCGATATGAGTTATTCAATGGCTAGTTCTATGAAAGAGCTATCTGGCTTAAAAAGTGTCATCAGTAATGTATATGGCAGTATGGCTAGTAGCACACAAGCGATGAGCCGAAACGCTAGTCAAAGTAATGTAGATGGAAATTCTTCAAACTCAAACGGGAATATTTCATATAATTTCGAAAGAATGTTTGAAGGTGCTACCTTCCCTATTCGTGAAGAAGCTGACATTAAAAAATTAGCAGTGGAATTAGGGAAATATATTAAGACATCAGGAAGAAAGGTGGGACAACTGTGAGTTTGACGATAGACGGGAAACGAATAAGTGAACTTAAATTAGCCCTTTTGCCAGGATTCCAACATCCAGCAGCCCCACCAGTTCGTGACTATACAGTTTCTATCCCTGGTCGTCCTGGTGCTTATTATTTTGGTTCAGATATAGACCCTATACAATTTAGTTTGCCTTTACTTGTTAAACCACAAGAAAATAGATACGAATTAGCGGTAGCTATCAGAAAAATGATGGCTGCCTTTATTGATCCTTACGGCAAACCAAAGGAAGTAAAACTGATTTATGATTATGAACCTGATAAATATTACCTAGCTCGATATAGTGGTTCGCTTCCAATTGAACGTTATCTTAGTATGGGTAAGTTTGAATTACCTATGATTGCTTATGATCCACATGCATATTCAATCGTAGAAACAGACGATTTAACATTTGATAGTGAAATTCCTTTTGAATCAGATGTGACTTTTGATATTGGTGATTATGGATTTGCAATTAATACGCCACAAAGTATTAACATAGATAATTATGGTTCTTTAGTTGCCCGACCTGTTATCGAGATTTCAGGTACCGCAACGAATTTAACTCTTACCCTAAACGGTGAGAGTTTTTTATTTGGAAGTTTTTCGAATGCATCTTTTCTAATCGATGCAGAGCATTATGCCGCTATGAAAAACGGACAAAACTTCTTATTCGAATTGAAAGGGAACATGGAAAGATTAGAACTATTGCCTGGTACGAATGCAGTGAACATAACGGGTTCTAACTTAAACATTAATATTTCATTCAAATTAAAAGCGAAATACATGTAAGGTGGTGGAACACAATGGCTGAATTAACATTTACACCCGTACCAGAGATAGGACAAAACGAACCTTTAAGGGTAGGGAAACCAAAGATAAATCAAACTATCCGAAATTCAAACGAAATAACACGAGACTTAACAAATGCCAAAAATGGTTACCCAGATTTAACAAGTAGGCTATCCAATTCAGATATTAATTTAATGAACAATCCAAGTTTTAAAGTTGTCCCAGATTATTATGAAAAAGCATCAAGTATTACTCTTGTACTTACGACAACCGGACGACTAGGAACGCGTATTGATAGCGCTACTTATGTAGAAGGTGACTGTGTTAAATACAAACTTCTAAGAAATGTTAATCCTAATGAAGATATTACGGTAAGTTTTTTAGCAAATGTATTTACATCATCTTGTAGAGTTCGATTTAGAGTTGCGTACGGTCAATGGTCTGAGTGGGAAAAAGTCGCTAATACGGCAGGGGTAGATACATGGTTTAAGAAAACCTTCAATGTAGGTGATTTCCCTGTTACAAATGCATACAACTGGTTAGCAATTGAATTTGATAAATCTATGGATATCGCCCAAAACACATTAGTTGTAGCAAAAGGATTTGACTTTAGCTTAAATGCATACGAAGGCGTAAAAAAACAATCTGTCAATATTGAATTGCTACCGGAACAAATTCAAGGTGTTCAGTTTAACAACTTGTTAAATATGTCAGAAAGAACGATAAATAAGTATATTACTGATGCAGGATTTGAGAATGATAGTACATCGATTGATGTAACACGATATATCAAAGTCACTCCAGGAGAAACAATTGGGGTTAATTTTAAATATGTAACTCCAGGTGGATTTTTTGATCATAATAAAAAATGGATTCGTAAATTTAATTTTAATGAAACAGCAGCAGGTAGTGGATGGTTTACAGATAATACGCCATCTAACGCTAGTTACATCCGTGTAAATGTTCTAAAGGCTAATCTTAGTGCCTTTATGCTAAAAAAGACAGCAACCAAACCAACATCTTATTCGTATTATGGTTTTACCTCTGAATGGTTGCCAAGTAAAGCTGAATTCTTACAATCTCTTATCCAGCCAGAACGCTTAACCGGTGTAGAAGCATTGAATTTATATGATGATACAACATCATTGAAAAATAAATATATGGACGATCTAGGGAACATTATAGACAGCTCAATTATAAATTTATCTCGCTCTATTGTAGTAGCTCCAGGAGAAATACTTGGATGTAACTATAAATATGCACAAGCTGGTGTTTTCTTTGATGAACAGAATCGTTTTATTAAGAAAATAGATTTTGTTCAGAGCGAAACGGGATGGTATACCGTAACAGTGCCAGAAAATGCGCGAATGGTTCGCGTGAATGTTGTAAAAAATGATTTGCTAACTTATATGTTGAAAAAGTCAGCTGTAAAACCTAAGGGCTATTCTCCATACGGATTTCTATTACCGTGGGCTGTTATGACTACTAATAAATTACTAGGTAAATTGATTGCTACATTTGGTGATAGTATTACATGGTTAGATGGTAAAGTTATTGCGGAAGTTGGTCCCGAACCGCTTGTAGGATATCAATCCTATATGCGAAAAGCTGGGGCTATTGTTGATAATTTCGGGCACAGTGGCGCCACTATCGCTCGTTCTGGTATTAGCGGTGTAGGATGTATTCTTGATGATATTAAAGCTCAAGATGTTACAAAGTATGAAATTATTACAATCGCCGGAGGAACAAATGACGTTGGACAAAACGTTAACTTTGGAGTTGTTGGAGTAGAAGAAGATACAACATTCGATGAAACTACAACATTCGGAGCGTTACGTGCAGCTATTGAATATATTCGTTCGAAAAATCCAAAATGCAGAATTTACATTAGTACTCCAATTAGATCAGGTAGAGCGACAAGACCATCGGCTAAAATGCAAGAAGTATCCGAAGGTTTACGTAAAATTGCAAAAATGTATTCTTGTCCACTCGTTGATATGCATGCTGAAAGTGGCATAGGAAAAGGAACGTATTCAACACATCTATACGATGATTTGCATCCAAATAATGATGGATTCCGTGCAATGGGAGATTACTTTGTAGGACAATTAACGTCTAAGTAAGGGGTGGTATATTGTTAAAACTATACAACAAACAAATGCAGCTCAAGGCATATCTTGAAAATGCATATAACATAAAGTACAACCCGCCACTCAATGAACTTTGGACGGCGGGTTTTTCATTGCCCTTTACAGATCCAAAGAGAGAAGAAATTGAAACGTTTGATTATGTGGAAATATTCGATAATGGTAAGCGTATCGGTATGTTCCGTATTATGGACAGTGAAGAAGAAAGAGAAGTACACGAAAAAATAATAACTTATGATTGCGAGCACGTTTTATCCACACTAATGGATAGCGTGCTTTTTGGTTATCACGAAAGAATAAATTTAACCACAAGGGAGAATATCGAGTATCTTCTTAGCAAACAGAGAATAAAACATTGGAAACTTGGTCAATGTGATTTCACAAAGTATTTTTCTTATAGTTGGGAAAATGAAGATACGTTATTAGGACCGATATATAGCATTCCGAAGCCATTTGATGAGAAATTCCAATGGACATGGGACGATTCCTCGTATCCTTGGACGTTAAACATTGTCCGATATTCTGAAGAAATTACGGGTGAACTTCGATATCGGAAGAATATGAAGGGAATTAAACGAAAAGTAGAAGCAAAGGATGTCATGACTAGGATTTATCCGCTGGGTTATGGAGAAGGTGTAAACCAACTTACAATTAAAAGCGTTAATAATGGCCTTCCTTATATAGACGCTCCTGAGTTTGTCAGAGAATTACACGATGGATTTGATTATATATGGGTAGATAGAAGATTTGAAGATGCTCAATCACTTTACGCTTCAGCAAATTCAATGTTGCTAAAAGCATGTATGCCGAAAGTTACTTATGAAATTCAGGCAATTGATTACGAATTGATTGACCCATACAAAATAGAAAAGTATGAGACTGGTAAGCTAGTACGTCTGTATGATGAGGATTTCAATATATCAGTAGATTTACGAGTAATGGATCGTTCGAAAGATGATGTTACAGGGAATCCACTTGATGTAAAACTCGTATTAGAAAATAAGGTAACTGATTTAGGTACAATACAGGCCGATATTGAGAAACGACAGAGAGTCAACGAAGTGTATTCTCAAGGAACGACGAATATTGATAGTCGAGATTTCCAAGATAATTGCGACCCCGAACATCCAGCTATCATTAGGTTTCAAATACCTAACGATGTGAAAAATGTGAATGAATTGTTACTGACATTTGAGATATTAAGATTTAGAGCATATGAGCGCGCCATTAAAGGCGGCGGGGCTGTAGTGGGCTCTACAAGCGCTGGCGGGGGTACAGTGTCCTCCACATCGGCTGGGGGGTCTATCGTACAATCGACGTCTAGTGGCGGTAGCAGTACACAAACATCAACTAGTGGCGGCGGGAGTGTGCAAACATCTAGCGGTGGCGGGGATCATGTTCATAAGATGTTTCATGGTGGTGGTATTGTTCCCTCTGAACCTCCAACGATAGGATTGTACACAGCATTTTCTGATCCTGGTAGGAATACAGCGGCTTCGTTTTATGCAAAAGGAACAGGAGCTAGTCTATACACACATGGTTCTAGTGGCGAGCACACGCATAGTCTGTCCATACCAAATCACCAACACTCTATTAGCATTCCAAGCCACCAACATTCTATTAGTCTGCCAAACCACCAGCACGATATACACCTAGACCCGCACAGCCATGAAATCACATTGCCAAATCACACCCACGATATTGAGTTCGGCATTTTCGAATTATATCAAACCCCATCAAAAGTAACGATTGAAGTGGATGGGAATACATTGCCTTTCGATTCGATAAGAGGACAAGATATAAATTTGATTCCGTATTTAGCGAAGGATAGCGAAGGGAAATTGCAGCGTGGTCGTTATGTTGAAATTAAAATTACACCAGATAGTTTAGCTAGAATTAATGCTACTGTTACAGGACGCTTGTTTATTCAGTCCAGAAGTGGCGGTACGTATTAAGATAAATGATAAAAAATAATGAAGGAGATGGATAACATATGCAAACAATTGAAATTCACACACAAGGCGGATTAAAACACACGGTACAAACAGAAAAATACGATGCACAGGTGCTAAACGAACAATTGAATAGTAACGACCTAATTACCGTACTTATCGGTGATTTTATTATCCAACGAATTGATGTAAAACGTATTTTACCAATCAATTTGCCTGCTGCAGAAGGCACTAAAAAATTAAAGGTTCATACAAACGGTGGGAAAGAGATTGAGATTGTAACAAATGATTATGATCCAATCTACTTAAATGAACAATTGAACAACAGCAATACCATTACGGTTGTAATTGGTGATTATATCTTCTCCCGAATCGACGTGAAGCAGGTGGTCCCAGTGAAAGAAGAACCATCAGAAGGAACTGGTGAAGGTGGAACGATAGTTAGCCAAACGCTTCCTAAAGAGGAGGGATAACAAAAAAATGGAAACGATTATATATTTCAGAATTAATATAATTCGAGAAATTAACAAAATGTAATTGGAGTATGCCTCTTAATAAGTTAATATTTGTATATAAATGTATTTCGGGAGGAACATATGAAGAAAATTAGTGCTATATTAATTACAATTATTTTTTTAGCAACAATTACAATAGGTAAAAGTTATTATGATGACAAGGTCAAAGCAGATGTTCAAAAAGCACATAGTAGTAGCCAAGTTGAAGAGAAAAAGCATAAAGAAGAAGTAAAAGGAAAAGTCAATGCGTCTAAAAAAGAAATTTCAGAGCGAATATCTCCTGAAATAAGAAACGAACTAAATTTGATACCATTTAAAACAAAGGCTATAGAAAAATTAGATAAAGGACAAAAAGCAACAATAGTTTTCCTAGGTGATTCGACAACAGAACAGAATTTCCAAACAAACGGGAAACCTGGTCATGTATCAATTATAAATGATTTTCTAAAGAATACTTATGGATCAGACATAGTTAAAGTAGTTAACTCAGGGGTATCTGGGAATACGATTATTGATATGTCAGCAAGAATCGATAAGATTATTAGTATTAATCCAGATATAGTTGTTATAAACTCTGGATTAAATGACGCAGGTAGAAAAATATCTAATGAAGATTTTGAAACAAAATACAAGTGGGTAATTGAACAGATACAACAGAAAACTAATGCTCAAATTTTATTAAGAACTTCTAATAAAGTGATGGAGTCTGATTCGGTTAATAAACGATTAGAAACAGATATAAATCCAATTGTAAAAAAATTATCCGATGAAAATAAGACAGGGTTTGTAGATTTGTATAGTTATTATAGTTATCAAATAACAAATCTCGGTGTGCCATTTAAGAGTATAAATAATGATAATTTTCATCCAAACGAAAAAGGGCAACAAATAATTGCTGATTTATTGTTGTATACATTACTTGGCGGTAACTAAATTAGCGTTTTTAAAAAAGAGGGACAATCGTCTCTCTTTTTATTTTGAAAGGAGCTGAACCAATGCAAGAAATTCAAGATTTAAAACAAGAGATACTCCAAATAAAATCAGACCAAAAGGATATGCAGCGTGATATTCGCAACTTGGAAACACGTACCACTGTCAACGAAAAGGACATTGTAAATATAAATAAGCTTCTTGATAAGATTAGCGCTAACACTACATGGATTCTTCGTATCATCATCGGAGCGATTGTAGCTGGCTTATTAGGATTACTAATGAAAGGTGGCATGTAATATGTCAAAAGAGAATATCAAAAAACGATTCCGCAACTGGAAAACATGGGTTGCGGTTTTTTCTTTGCTTGGATTTTTATTTACGAAGTTGGGTGTTCCAGAGGCGAAGAGTTTCTTAGATGAATTAGCACCATATTTATTTACCGTTGGCGTTGTACTTGGTATTTGGTCTGATCATGAAGTAAATAGTGAAGGAGACGATAAATAATGGGTTATATCGTTGATATGTCTAAATGGAATGGTAGTCCTGATTGGGATACAGCAGCAAAACATCTAGATTTCGTTATTGCTCGAGTACAAGATGGCTCTAACTATGTTGATCCGGTGTACAAATCTTATGTTGCTGCCATGAAAGCTCGTAATATCCCGTTCGGAAACTATGCATTCTGTCGTTTTGTTTCTGAAAATGATGCGCGGATAGAAGCTCGTGACTTCTGGAATCGTGGAGATAAGAGCGCAACAGTCTGGGTTGCTGATGTAGAAGTAAAAACAATGAATGATATGAGAGCTGGTGCACAAGCTTTTATTGATGAATTACGACGATTAGGTGCTCAAAAAGTCGGTTTATATGTTGGCCATCATATGTATGCTCCATTCGGAATGGCGAATGTAGTTGCTGACTTTGTATGGATTCCACGTTATGGTGGGAAAAGACCAGCTTATTCATGTGATATTTGGCAATACACTGAAACAGGAAATGTGCCTGGTATCGGTAAGTGTGATTTGAATGAATTAATTGGAAGCAAACCTTTATCTTGGTTTACAGAAGTGAATCATCCAGAACAAAACGTTTCTAATGGTGGATATCAATATGTTAAATCTGGTGGATTTGGCGTCTCATTGATTCCAGAAGTATTAAATGCTATGGCTGAGCGTGGAACTAAAGGACAAGTTATTTCCGATCCATTAACTGGTACAGCATATTTGCAAACGGAAGTGTTACCGAATGCTGAATTAGATAAAATTACTTGGTGGATGGACACTAGACCTGAAGGTAAATGGTTCTACGAGTATTTTAAAAAGTAAACAATGAAAGCCGTCCTATTGGGCGGCTTATTTTACATTTTTATGATAATAGTCATGATCATCCTTATCTCCACCAATTCCATCCCCATCAAAGTCTTCAGTGTAAGGATTGTTGTTGTACTCTTCAGCGTCGCCCCCTTCTATAAGAGCGCCTATAATTCCGAATATCCCAAACCCGATTAATAAAAGTATTACAATAAAGCAACCTGCTCCCAAAAACATACTTAAATCATCCGATTTGTCCCCTTGCTTATTATCCAAAACTACTCCCCCTTTAGTGCATCCCCGTAACTTATGTATACTAAACCAATCATAATCTATTCACATGAAAAAAACTGACCATATATAGTCAGTTTATATTCACCAATTCATCAAACTTAAACTCGGTATTCAAACCGAAAGCGTCTGTACAGTATATAGTTCTTGTCATCGGTTCGATATGTAATACATTTATGTACATGTCTTGCACCATTCCGTCACGATAGTATGAGATATGTATTTCTTCTTTGTTTTGTAGCGATTGCACAAGACCGATTTGCAGTTGTTCCTTCATATCTTCAGTGACAATTGGTTTCGGCACTTTATTTAAATTGCTAAGTATTCCTCTAATTTCTTCGTGTTGTTCTGGAATTGAAGCGAACGGCAACCACTTGACCATGCCCCTACCGCGTAATTTAGGCGTTCCCCAGTTTTGTTTTTCCATGATGATCCCCCGATTCGTGCATTTTACACTCATTATACACGAACGCATGTTCTTTTAAAAGCGTGGAAATAGCCCCGTTTTTTTTACGAAGCTACATCCAAAATTCATTTTCATTTATGTTTTTCCCTAATTTTTTTAACCCTTTTGTGATTTGAACTACAGTTGAAAATTTCGGTCTATATGTATGGTCATTGCACAATTTTGAAATAGTTGCTCTACTCAACTTAGATTTCTCTCCTAATTCCGCTTGGGAAATCCCTTGGCGATCTAACCACTTTCCAAATTTACTTCTATTTGTTTTCCCTAATTTTAGCCAATCAAACATTACTGTCACCTCAATAACAGCATGTACAAGAGTTAACTTTTTTATACGAGTGCAAAAAAAGATGCATATCAAACAAACAGTGTGAAATACCTTTTACCATACCAAACAAATTACGATTCTCAGTTCCAAATTGATAGCCTTTTAAAACTTCGTTTTACCTATTCTGAGTAGAATTCGGTCACGGAATATTGATTTAGACATTGAAAGATAAGTAGTTTCAATGAATCATAGCAGTTTTTCTCTCTTCTAATCTCTAGGGACTATTCTTGCAGAATACATAAAGAAGGGTGGTGCGAGTTTGTGATATTTGAGTTAGTAAGTTCAGCTGCAGTCGGTGGTGTAGTCTTTCTATCAAAAATGCATCAAAAAGGAGCAACAAATGATGCCTCTAAGATTCAAAGGATCTGCGCTAATTGTGGTTTGAAAGTTAAGGAAGGGAAAGAAACTAGGACTATACAGCTACTCCGTAAGACAAGAAATGATTGGGGAGTTGAATATGCGTATAGGATTCCGCTTGGTCTTAGCTTCTCCGATTTCGAACAAAAGATACAACATTTAGAGGATGGATTAAATCACAAGAGCAAAGTTTATGATTTTAAACTACAAGACTTCAAATCTCTTCGACTGCGAAAAGATATCTTAAAACAAATACAAAACATCATAAACAAGAAAAAACTCGTTAGAAAGGAAATTGAGCTGTCTTACGATGGTTTGCTGAAAATACGAGTTTATGAGAAGGGGATTCCTGATTTCGTGAAATTTGAAGAAGATATGATGAGGCAGTGTAGAGGCTGGGAGGTGCCAATTGGTTATACGAGGGATGGATTGGTAAAACACGACTTTGATCAACTCTCACACATGATATCGGCTGGTATGACGGATATGGGTAAATCAAATGTACTAAAACTCATTATTACAGCCCTGGTACGTAACCAACCAGAAAATATAAAGCTATTCCTTATTGATTTAAAGGGCGGTCTCTCTTTCAACCGATACAGATTCCTAAATCAAGTCGAATCGATTGCGAAGAATCCAGAGGAAGCCCTTGAGACTCTAAGGGAATTGCAAGATAAACTGAATGCTAGAAACGAATACTTACTAGAAAAAGGATACGAAGATATAAAAGAAGCCGGGGATTCAGTGAGATACTTTGTAATTGTCGATGAAGCAGCCGATATAGCGCCATATCAGGAGTGCAGGGACATCATTGTAGATATAGGGCGTCGTGGCAGGGCAGCGGGATTCCGCTTGGTATATGCGACACAGTACCCAACAAATGAAGCTCTTCCATCGCAATTACGACAAAACATTGGCGCTCGTGTTTGCTTTAGACTGCAGACAGAAGCAGGGAGCCGTGCCGTATTAGACGAAGGCGGCGCAGAGAGTCTTCCTAACATAAAAGGAAGGGCGATATATCAAACAAATGAGAAAAAGGTCCTACAGACAATTTATATCGATAATAAGCAAATTGATAACATCATAAAGCCGCACATCAACATAAGAGCGAGGAAGGAGCTTGAAAATGCAAAAGTTAGCAATGAAGGAACAACGCACAGAAAACATACTCTACAGCTTGAGGAAATTGGGATTCTTGACTAGGAAGCAATTACAGGTGCTTCATAATCTCGGTGGAGATAGGAATGCATCGCGTGTCATGAAAGGAATTGAAGAATATGTATCTAGCTTTAGGGATGGAGAGAAGGTTTATTATCTTAACAAGGAAGGGCGTGAACGTATCGGAAGTAAGAAGATACTCAAGCGTTCGAATCAATTTCGTCATTACATTATGAGGAATGATATTTACATCGCTTATGAATGCCCGAAAACGTGGAAGCAGGAAGTTAAGATGAATGTGAAAGGTATCGTTTCTATAATTGCAGATGCACTATTCACGGATAATGGCCGTTACCACATTGTAGAGGTGGATCATGAACAAAAGATGAGCGCAAACCGCATCAAGATGCAGAAGTATCGCAAATTGATGGAATGTAATGTATTTGAAAAGTCACCTAAATTTATTTGGTACACCACGACGGAATACCGCAGGAAGAACCTGCAAAAGCTTTGTGAGGGGTTGGATTGCAATATATTTACAGTTACTGACTTCCATTAAAAATAAGGGGATGGTCCATATGGCAGCAGAGACAATGAGCATCAAAGATTTTATGGATGGTAACTATGGGGCAAAGAAAAAGTGGAGCTTGTTCAAAAAGAAAGCAAAAAAATACGCACCCGTGGCGGCGCGAATAAGTATTGTGATCGGTAGTGCTATTATATTCAGCCAAATTATAGATATTCCTCATGTGTTTGCTGATGGAAATAATCCAGACGTGAATGAAGTATTTAAAGATGTGCAGTCCAATGACGGGGCAATAAAAAATTATATAGATGGCCAGTTATACAATCGTATTGTAAATGCGTTTGAACCGGTTATCTTCTTGATTAAAGCAGTATCCTATCCGATTGCATCCGTTGTAGCGTTATGCGGTGGTTTGTTCATTATGGTTGGTAGCCAGGAACGGGGATTCTCCCTTATTTCAAGGGCAGGGATCGGCTATATTGTAGTACAAATGATTCCGTTGTTTATGAGGCTGCTTGTTGAGATTGCAAAGGCTATTTAAGAAAGGTCATTCAATATTTTATTAAAGTAAAAAGCCTTGAATAAACAAGGTTTTTTACTTTAGATTTTGATCTAACATTATTCTTTTATAAGTACCACTTTCCATAAAACCCTCTGGATCATTTTTTATTTTCTCTATAATTTTTTCTTTTTGATTTGGCGAAAGTTCTTGTTTGTATTGCTTTTGTAATTTCTGAGCTTGTAATATCTCCCACGCTATCGGGCTATCTAAAATTTGAGGTATTTTAATTTTACCAGATTCATTTTTTACAAAAGTATTGCGCCATTTTTCTTTTGGATGTTTTTGTATGATGGTTACTATAAGTATACCTAATAAATTAGAAGCAACATATATGACATTTTTTGCATCATGAACCCTTATAACAGTAGAACCGAATACAGAACCGTGCATTAAGGTGTGAGGGTTATCGAAACCGCTTTTTGACTCAACCTCATCAAAAAAGAATATATGATTCTCTATACCATTTAAGTTTAAACGTTTATTTAATAAATATAAGCGCATTATTTCTTCAGCATTACGTAAGGTTTTAAACATATCCTCAGTTAGTTTTTTCTCTGGATTCTGTTCTTTTTCAAACTTTTCTAGGTCTAAATATAAAATTCTCCAACTAACTGATGTAATAAATCGGTTTAACCAATCACTTTCATAATGTAAAGCTGAATTAAATCCTTCTTTTTTAAAAGGAATAAGAACTTTGTTAGAAAATTGTGTTTCATTATAACTAAATCGTCCTTCACACTCTTGGCACAGCAAATATTCTTTCTTTCCATCTTGTAATGCTTTATTAGGTTCGGATGTAGTCCGTAATATACCGGTAAATGAATCTTTCTTAAGGTTTCGGAAAACAAATTTAGGAATAATATGACTAAGTTTTAACTCCGCTTCATTCTTACATAAAGCACATTCGCCTGTTTTTACCATGAAATTCTTCCTTTCCTTTTTGATAAATGATTGTTCTTAATTTTCTCTCTATCTTAATTATATCATAGTAAGGAATATGCCTATTATTTGAGTGCGTTTCGCAGGAATTAATAAAACGCTATGGAATACTGTCACTAGGAGGTGTTGTGACGTTATGACGGACGAAATTGTTTATTCCGCTAGTGAAGTATACAAACGACTAGGAATTTCTGATAGCACCCTTAGAAAGTACATGGAAGTATTGTCACGCGAGGGATTCGCTGTAAAGAAGGATAATCGTGGCAGACGCCAATACACAGACAATGACATTATGGTGATTGAGAAATTAATTGAACTGAGTAAGCATGACGGTATGACACTAGAGAAAGCAGCGAAGATGATCGCGCAACAAATAGAGAAAGTTAATCCGGATCTGATTCAAGAAGAGGCTGAAGAAACGGATTTAGTGCCATTCCACATTAAACAACAATTACAGGAACAGTACAGCGTTATGGCACAAGAAATGAATCAGAGTATGTTAGCAATGGAGAAGCGATTAAGTGAGCAGGCCAAGCAAAGTAACGAGGAAATCAAAGCAAGCTTAGAAGCGCACAATGAACGAGTAGAAAAACGATTGGAAGCTCGAGATGAAACGCTTATGAAGACACTTCGTGAGATGCAGGAAACGAAGAGATTAATGCAGGAATTTCGAAATGAGGTTGCTGCTGCGAAAGAGAAGAAAAAGCCGTGGTGGAAGTTCTGGTAAGAGATTGTACATGAGGTATAGAAGAATCGATGGAATGATTCTTCTATACCTTTTAATATGTTAAAATTGTATTATACATATAATTAATGTCGGAGGTAACTATGAATAAAACGCTTAAAATAACATTTACAGGATTATTGGCAACAACGTTACTTGTTGGTTGTGGTTCAAAAGAAGAACCTAAAAAGGATCACTTGAAGCAAGAAGCTAAACAGGAATCTAAGAAAGATAATAAGAAAGACACTAAGTCTGACGCGGAGAAAGCTGCCATTGCTGATAAATTTCATTCTGCTGTATATCCTCGTAAGAAAGATGGAACAATTGAATTATCTGTGTGGATGACTAGAAAAGAAAAGGTTGAGTTATATAATTATGTGGAGAAGAAAGCTAAAGCTGAAGGCATGACTCCAGAAGAATATAGTAAAGTTAAAGGCGAGGAGAATGACCAGAGAGCTAGAGAACAAACTCAAGCTCAACAGGAACAAAAAGCTCAAGAAACACAGACTAAGACACAAACTAAGACTAATCTCACCCAAGATCAGTGCGATACCGTAAAATCAGAAAATGAAATGATGAAAAAGGCAAATAATCAAGGAAACACTAATAGTATGAGCGCAAGTGAATACACAAAGAATCAACAAAAATTAGAATTATGTAAGAAACAGGGGATGGTTGAGTAAAAGAACGTTCCTATGCGTTTACATGTTAGCAAGCGCGAGACGAGACACTTATGAAAACACTACGTGAGATGCAGGAAACGAAGAAATTAATGAAGGAATTTCGGGATGATGTTGCTACAGCGAAAGAGAAGAAAAAGCCGTGGTGGAAGTTTTGGTGAAAAAGGAAGATGAAGCCCTACAAAAAAGTAGGGCTTATTTTCTAATGGATATTATGTCATTGAGATTGTTTTGTTCATTTGAACTCAACTTATTAGCGATATAGTAATCTAATATTTCATCAATAAGTTCGTAATTTTTTATGTCTTTCATTGTGCTAATGGCCTTTATTTTACTAAGCGTTTCAGGTGATACTTTTATATTTTTTCTGTCTGTTGTTGACAATGAATTCTTTTTCTGCGGCTTAGAATTATCTAGAACAGGTGTTACAGTCACCAAGTATTTTTTATCCAAAATGACCACTCCTATTTAAAAGGTTTTATTTATTCTCTAATACTTCATAAAGACGCTTGTACATATCTTTATACGCTTCAGAATGTCGATCTTTTAAGTTTGCATCTATATAGTGTTCAACCAACATATCAATAATGTTATTAATTGATGTTTTATCCATACCTTCTTGTTCCTGAATAAACGGCTTAAGGGTATTTAACTTTAGCAAAACAGCAGGTGAAATTTTAGCTGTTTTAGATGGAACTAAACGTTGATCGGGTTTCTCTGGTGTCTGTATTTCTTTTTTTGTGTTAGTCTGATCACTTTGAATAGTTGAAGCTGAACTTTCAGTAATAGGCGTCACAGTTACTACATAAGATTTACTTTTATTTTCCAAAGGTACCACTCCTTTTTTATGAATTTATAATCTTATACTTTTATAATTTTATAAATTTATAAATACGTTTATTTAGATAGGAATAAAGTTTAACTTCATTCCTATTCTCGATTTTTCTTCGATTCAAGCACTTGTTTTACAGCGTTTTTTACTAATTTTTGTTTTGGTGTAGGTAATGAAGCAACTTTTTCTTCGATTAACATATTTATTACTTCATAAATTTTCATATCTTCAATTGTAGCAAGTGTTGATATTGCTGTGTGTGTTTCTAATGAGACACGGAAAGATTTTGGTAACTCTTTCGTAGTTAGTTTTCTCTTTGGTTTTTCAAAGAGCTTATCATCTTCAGGGAAAGTACGTTCCTGCTCTTCTTTACTTTCTGGTGTAATCGTAACAGAACCTTCAGTTCTTTTTCTTCTCATACCAAGTTGTTCTTTGTCTATATTCAAATTGTTATCCATTTACTGTTGTCATTCCTTCCAAAATCTCGATTCTTTTTTCGACTTCACCTGCAATGTTTTGATATACAGTATGAACGTTTTTATCATGAACATCTTTCAGATTATAAGTGATTCCCGTTCTATCAAATCTCTTTAAACGTGCCATCTGTTTAATGATGTTATTGAATACATTAGCTTTACCAAAAATCTCTTCTGCTTCTTGAAGAATATCTTTGTCGATTTCATTCCCGTTTTGCATTAGTACAGGTAACGCCCCAATAATTTCTAATGGTAAATTGTAATCATCTGCTAACGCGAATACATGCTCTACGTATTTCTGAGCACCTTTTAATGATCTTTCTTGTGTTTGTAATATAACCATTACGTAGTCACTAGCGACTAAGGCACTGTCTGCAAATTTATTTAATTGTGGAGGCACATCAATAAAAATGTAATCATAATTTTCTTTGATTGTACTTAACTGTTTTGCAAAATATGTATCTTGTGAGAAGTCATCTTCAAAATTTCTGAATAGGAATTTCTCGTAGGTTTGTAAATCCTCGTAAGAAGGAAGCAAATCTAAGTTTGGTAGTACATTAATCAACGCACTCTGTAAGTTTGCGTCTATAAGAGCCATCGCCAATGTTCTTTTGAATTCTGGTTCAATTGAATATATTTTTTTCATTGTGTTAAATAGTAAATCAGTCGCATTTGCTTGTGGATCTAAATCTACTAATAAAGTTTTCTTTCCTTGTTTTGCGAATGTATAAGCTAACATTACAGCGTTGGTAGTCTTTCCAACTCCACCTTTGAAGTTCCCAGTTGTGATAACCTTGCACATTTTCCGTCACCTCGTAAAAAAAGTTTTTTTATACTTTTATAAATTTATAATTTGATTTTATAACACAACAAACCAACGGTAAAGTATAATTTTATAATTTTATACTTTTATAAAAAATTTAAAATTAAGCAATCAATAGAGGATAGTTTTTAAAAACTAATTTCAAAACGTTATATTATAAAGCCTTATTAGCGTATTTTTTATAAAAATATAATTTTATAATTTTATAATTTTATAAAATTATAAAAAAACTATCATTCTATTTTTGAAAAACTAGATTTTTATAAAAGTATAAATTTATAAAAGTATAAAAATGAAATTAGAATTTTAGATAGAGGGGAAAGGAACTGGCTTATAGAGGTATTTACAAACAAAAAAGCCTGTTGTAACGTAATACACAACAAGCATCATTCTACAAAACAGAACATATTTTGATAAATCAAATCTACATAAATAGATTGAGCAAAACAATTGAATATGAACACAAAACAAAAAGTCACTCCCATATACTATTGGCGCCAACCATTAGCGGGAATGACTTGCTCTAGCAAGTGTACCACCACTTGACTAGAAAAACTGTATTCAACGACAGTGTTAACGTTTAAGTAGTGCACCAACACTTACCTTAAACAACTATGCCTTTTCACGAGGCTTCTTTGATATACCCATTTTATCTATTGTTTGGATAAATATCAACTAGTAAATACTAGTTTTGATTATTTTGTAGTCCAAAAGATATATAACGGGCATCTCTAAACCTAGAAGTCTTGTGGATCTACAGGTCATTTAGGAATTTGGGATGCCTTTTTGTTTTTTGTTCGCGTGGAATTGCCTGATACCACGTAAATAAAAACTGATAAGCCGTAATTCCGTGCTGCTATACATATAGGAGGAACGTGTTACGTGCGTGGCTAGCTGTTGGTCGTGCAGGGGGTACAGAGTATGCGCCTACAAAAACAGCACCCTTCATTGGAATCCTGTTCTTCTGGTGAGGGCGGGTGAGAACTTACCCAGGGACGATTCTCTAAAAGGTTCGGGTGGTTATCGTTAGCATTACGGTGCTAGGGAGTACATTCAGTTTGTCGTGTAGGGACGATATTACAAGGACAAGCCATAGAAAAAGGATGTATGCGGTGAAAATCGCTGAGTGAACAGGGTCTATACATACGGATACCTTATAAGTGACCGCATGGCGAAAACAAGACGCTTATCCATCTATTTTGAACGATTACTTTTTTGTAGTCTTTCAAAGTAGGGGATAAATCTGTCTTCCAGCCGTGTTCCATATTCGTTCCCACATGATAAAAACCCTCAAGACCTTCAGTCAAGCTTAATTGCGAAGAAAAGATGAAAAACTTGAGATTGTTTAACTCCTGGAGGAATGACTGACTAAGATAGAGGAATAAATAAGGAATTTACTACTTACTTGGATAGAGGATAAGGGGACGGATGGTAGAATAGTCCTTATTGCAGAGTTTGGTTTTACACATCTGATATAGTACGTGAAATTTAAAAGGTTAATTGCTTGTTTATAGAAATAATGTTTTATTTTACAATTGATTAAAAGGATAAAATTTAAGGGGAATATTTTATGGCTAATAATCTTATTGAAAAAAATTGGATAGATGATTTTATTAAAACAGATACTTTTTCAGAGGCTTTAGGTATGGTGTGGCGAAACGGTTATGATAAATTAGGTTATTTTTATTTTACACATAAATCTAAAGATATTGTTATGAGATTTTCTAGTTTCTTTGGTGTGAAAACTAGATCAAGATATCGTAAAGAAAAAGGGTATACAGAATGGTACTGTATTTTTAGAAGTGATCATACTTTTGTATTGAAAATTAAGGAACTTGGTTGGAATCCGATTAAAGAAAAATCCAGACCTTTCCCTAACGGCGAATTTAATAAAGAAATATTTGTGAAGACTTATATTTTAATGAGGCATGATCTTGGAACAATAAAAGAGAAAAGACCTAAAAATAAAGTTTATGTCAGACCGCGTATGCGTATTCATGGGTCCGCAGATATCTTGGAGCATTTAAATAATTTTATGTTTGAAGAATTAGGGATTAAAAAGAAAAAGTTGCAAACTGATGGGAAAATACCAAAAGCAAAAACGCTTTATTTCCAATCATACAAAGATATTGAGAGTATTTTAAAATATATTGGAGCATCAGAAACATTAGAAACGTTGTATTCGTTTGATTTAGGTTTTCATGATTCTTATGAATTTGAAGAGACCCACCTACGGGAATAGGTGGGCTTTTAGGGTACTATTATCTCATTGCACAAAAGGGAATTTGTATTTAAATAATAGCATACCCTTAAATTTCTTATATTGAGAAAAAAGAAAAGACACCCTAAGGTGCCTTTCTCCGACTTGAACCACTTTAATTTTAATAATATGTATTGGACTTCCATCCAATATTATTTTACCACGTTAAGTTATTTTATACATTGAGAAAAATAAAAGCATTCTTTTGAGTGCCTTTTACTTATCGCAAGCAATTCCATCGCCATCTTTGTCTAATTTACTACTATAACCAGGCTCTCCTTGTTTAATTGGAGCTTTGCCAGCTTTTCTCACTTGCGTACAATTTTCATATACTACACTATTTTCAATTGATTGAGTATTAGTTTCCTCTGCTTGTTTCGGTTGTTCTTCAGGTTTACTTGCCGGAGCGTTTGCTTGCTTTGGTTCTTCAGTGTAACTTCCTACATCGTCAATTACTACTTGATTATTAGATGAATCTACAATTTTTACTACAATATCATCTTTACTAGCTATATTAGCTTCTTTCCCATACGCTCTGAACGCTGTACCCTTATACCTTATGTATGGTCCGGCAGAAGTTTTGAAAGTGGACACGGACAACTCCTTGTCAACCTTATCATGTTTTGCATATGCATCTAGATCGAAAGCTAAAGTAATTAGTTTTCCATCTTCACTAATAGATACTGTAGGGTTAACATTCTCAACTTTCTTATATGTTTCCTTCAATCGTTTTTGAGTGTCTTCTTTAAACTTATTAATTTTTTCTTGTTTCTTATCGATTGGTTGTTCTACTGGCTTCGGTTCAACTTTCTTTTCTTTCTGTTTAGGAGCTGTATTTGTAGTAACAGCAGATTTTACTTCTTGTTTCGGTTCTTCTTTCTTTCCTGTAATTGTATTAAAGATAGAAACAACGATTACTAGGTAAATTAAAGAAGCGATAACCATTTTGACCTTGCTACCAGAACGGAACCCCAGTATCTTTTGGTACCATTTACGTTCGGTTTTATGTATCTCGATATCTGTATAGCTTTTAATCAAGCTTTCTATTTCTTTTCCAGATCCATTTGGATTAAAAGCGAAAGTATCCTTCAATCCTTTAAATTCAAAGTTAGATTTAATGGCATAATGATCAATGAACACATTTGTATAATCACTGAAATGGTGCGTAGAAATACTCACTACATCTTTTGCATCTCGATCATAGGTGAATATTTGTATGTGTTCTTTGGTAACTGCAGCATAGCCTGTTTTTATACCACCAAGGCCCAAAGTAGTAACGATAGGGGTAAAACCATATTCTTTTTGATATTTATCTGCTACGGCTTGTTTAGCGAGTTCTAATTCGCTTGGTTGTTTTTCCTTTTTCTTTTTCCCCATAATTATAATCCCCTTTGAAAATGTAAGATTTAACCCAAGCATAACAAATCCGGTTACAACTATATTGTCATATTTTGTCGAACGAAAATAAAAAAAGAGAGCCGTAGCCCTCACTGGTAAGAATGGTCAGATTATGTCAAATTTTACCACTGGTCATTGGAAAAGATTTCTTCTAAAATGAAATCAAATCAGAACGTTTCTTGGTTGTCTCTAATCATTTGAACGAATAACAATACCTGATTACAAAAACGCTCTTTCTGAGCTTCATCCAACGCCCCATACGTTGCTTGAGTTTCAGAAATAACCTTTTGTATAGGTTCATCTTGGAATTCGTTAGAATAGCCAACAAGGACGTCCAATGATACATTGAAGAAGGAGGCGATACTAATCAAAGTTTCAAGATCTGGTTGAAACCTGTCAGTTTCCCAATTCTTAATTTGACTTTGACTCAGATTGAGCCTGTCAGCTAATTGCGTCTGAGTTAAATCACGTGACTTTCTTAAATGTTTTAAAGTTTGTCCAAAGAGTATCATAATAGTTAAAGTATAAATATTGAACTATCATACTACTATAATTAGTTGTTTTATTAACTCATTTTAAATTGTAAGTTGTTTAACAACTAAATCTAAAAATAAAAATAAGAACTAGTGTTCTCATTTTGAGCGATTGGTGGTAAAATATGCATGTGAAGTCTTTTATACGTTCCATGCATATTTGCATATTTTATTTTTGAACCGTTTGGAAACGTTGATATGAAGCGTTTTTCAAACTTTCTCAATAATTGTCTGACAATCATAGGACTGAATATTGGGAAATTTGTGGTATTATGAATACAAAATAAAAGGAACGAAAAAAAGACTCACAGCGTGTACAAGAGTGTTGCGAGCACTACTTGTACCGTTCGCCCGACTCACGAGGGGAACATCTGCCATAAGTCTCTTTTCGGTTACTACACGAGTAACACTTACATTATAACATGCCGATATTACTAAAGCATTACCATGGTATGAATTTCCTGTTTTAAAAGTTGAGAAAAAGAGCGAAGCGTCTTTGTTCCAAAAGGGAGGAACAAGAAGTGTGGAAGGTATTAAACAATCTTGAAGGAGAATTATATGTAGCTGGATTTAAGAAGAAGCAGTTAGCTGATTATTGGGGAGTGAAGCCTGCTACAGTTACCAAAGTATTTAAAGGGGCTAACGATATTAGTTTCGGATATCTTTCGAAGACGCTTATTTTATTAAAAAAGAGTTTGATTTCACAGGCTAAAGTTGTTAATGACTATATAATGAACACAGACCCCAAACCTGAAAATCTAAGAGAAGCTATGGAAGACTTAGCTATTAGAGGCAAATTCGAATTATTGAAAGCGATTATAGATCAAGAGGTTCATTCTGATGTTGCCGAAAATAGAGAATTTGCAGAAGTATACGAAATAATTTTTCGAAGATATCATGAAGGTTTGAATGCTTCAACTTATTTCAAATTATTAAGACAAAAGAATAAGAATGTTAAAACGATTGAAATGGAAGTTTTGACGGAGATCTTATTATGTCAAGCGCAATATCAATCTGGAAACTATAAAACGTTATACGAAAGACTAAAGTCAGTTAACGAAAAAATAAATGACACAACAAATAAATTTATAAAAGAATGTTTGTTACTAAGATATAAGGAAGCAATGGCGGTAACTTCTTTACAAGGTGGAGAAGTAGTTGAATCTCGTTCCATATGCCGAGATATATTAGATGAATTAGAGTGGGATGGCTTTTTCTCACTTCCAAAATTAAATGCATATTTGAAAATAGGCGAGTCATTAATATTCGAACCTGAAAATTACGAAAACGCTAAGTTTTATTTAGAGAAAACCTTAGAATTATTAGGGAAACCTAATTGCAAAGGGTTAGAAAAGAAATGGAAACTTGTCCAACAAACCTTATCTTTCTTGAAAATTCATTATCAAAGAGATTTGGATACCTTGGAATTTGTGCATCCAAGTGAAAATGCATATTCAAAGATACTCGAAGGTGATATTTTAGGTGCTAAAAAGATTTTATTAGATTTAAAAGAGAAAAACGGAGGATGGACAGATATCCAAACGACGTACTATGCTCTTACATGCGAAGGAGAAGAGAGGGAAACTCTACTACGAAAGTCCTTGCTGATGTGCCAAAAATCTGGTAATATCCATTATTCGCAATTACCTAAATTTTACTTGGGTTTACTATGAAAAAATGGTATAATTATCTTCGAAAGAAGAGGTGAAAATATTGAAAAAGATATTAGCTTTATTACCAATTTTATTAGTAGCAGGGTTGTTCACTTTTTCTACTGATAACCAACAAACGAATGATAAACAAGAAGCATCTGAGCCTGTTGTTCAACGCATGATGACTGATCCAGGTGGGGGCTGGTAATTATTTACAGTTCCGTCATTGCTTTTAATTAAATATAAATTAAAAATGACATCGTCTTAACTGGCGGTGTCATTCGTATTTTACGGATAAATTTCCTTTTTAGGAGAAACGGCAAAAAAGTAATTAATTCCAAAAATATACAAAATGGGATGTAGGGGGAAGTTACGATGATGAAAGAGAAATTAGAAAGCGTATCAATAACAGAGGTAGAAGAATTCGAAGCACAGTTATTAGAAGTTACAAAAGCAGCACATGAAGGCGATGAAAAGTCACTTGAAATTATAATGAAAATGAAACAGGCGATCGGTAGCTTCTAATGCTATCAATCGCCTGTTAGTTTCATTAAGTCTTTAAACAACCTCATTATTTCTTTTTGTTTTTCTGGGTCTTTTTCTTTAAATTGAGTTATTAATTCTTCAAATTCATCTTGAGCGCTTGTTATAGGATTCTTTTCATCAGATTCTCCTAATACATAAGCTACAGATACATTTGCAAGTTTGGCTATATCTAAAGAAGTTTTTCTCGATGGGCATTTATCCATTTCTTCGTTTTCCCACATAGAAACTGCGGATTTACTTTTTAGTCCAAGTGCATTAATGAATTCAGATTGACTCATTTTTAGTATTTCAGTCCTGATTTCCTTAACCCTTTTACTAATTAATTGGTGATTCATTTGTTTTCTCCCCTTTATAACGTTCCATATACCATTATCTTTTGCGTTTGTATATTAAATATATACTCAATATATATTTAAAATGTAACAGAAAAGTTCACTCAAAGACAACCTTTTTGAGTTTTTTGAAGAAAATTAAATTTAGGGGTTCACAATTAGTGAACGGCATGATATTATCAAATTAACGAAACGAACAAAGGTGATAAACATGAAATTAAATATAGAAAAAGCCAAAACGTTACGCAAGAATCGTGGTTATAGTCAGGTTTATGTTGGTGATTATCTTGGATATTCAACAAAGTCTGCTTATTCACAACTTGAGTCAGGTAAGAGGCAACCGAGCTTATACAGACTAGGTTTACTATCTAAATTATATGGAGTTTCGGTCGATGAATTAGTAGAAGGTTAACGAAAAGTTAACTATTATTTTTTAACTAAACGTTCACGAAACGTGAACTAGGAGGGGAAGAAAATGAATCAATTAAAAGTTATCGCAAATGAAATGCTTCCAGTTTATCAAAATGAGAATGGTGAAAAATTTGTAAACGCTCGTGAGTTACATGAGCAGATGTTGGTTGGGAAAGTTTTTGCTGCATGGATACAAGAGCGTATCGAAAAATACGGTTTCATCGAAAGAGAAGACTTTTTTCCAGTTTCGGAAAAAACAAACGGACGACCTAAGGTGGAATATTGGCTCACATTAGATACAGCTAAAGAAGTAGCGATGGTACAAAATAACGAAGCTGGACGAGCTATTAGAAAATACTTCATTGAAGTAGAAAAGCGATTCCGCCAACAACAACAAGCAAAGTCACCAGCTGAATTAATCTATATGTTAGCTCAACAAAATATGGAAAACGAAAGACGAATGGTTCAACTAGAACAGCAAGTAACGACAGTGAATCATCGATTGGATAACATTGACAGGATCGATACAATTGGTGACTTGCAGCAACGATTAAACAAAATGATTAGACGACATGCACAACAAGAAAAAATGACTATCCCGAATGCATGGAGAGCTTTCACAGATGCATTCAACACAGCGTACAAAACAAACCTGAAATTACGAATTACAAAATATAAAGAAAAACATGGTCTTAAAGATTTAACAAGACCACAGTACTTATCAATGACAAATCAATTAGAAGATGCTGTTCGAGTAGCTGACAAGCTCCTTAACAAAGGAAGTGCTACAGCATGAGTCAGCTAAAAGAAGCAATTGAGATATTGGAGTCTGCGTTTACAGACAGTAGGGATAGATATCCAGCAACAGTAACAAACGAACACGGAACATTTCCTTGCATTGTAAGTAGAACTGAACATTTAGAAGCCCTAATTGAAATGGCATTAGATTTATTGCATGAACATGCTGAAGAGGAGGCGGTTTAAATGACGGAAGAAAGCACATTATCACTGTTAATCGTATCGGCGGCAATATGTGTATTCGTATACCTTGTACACCGAATTGATGTCTGGGACAAAAAGACAGGATGGTCACGGAATGACAAATAAAGAACAGCGTGATGAATACGAACAAAAGAAACTAGCATGGATCATAAAGGATTTACGAGATAAAGGTATACATAACAGCGCAGATAAGGTTGAGGAAATGCATAAGGAGTTTATAACTCTGGCTAAATAGGACAAGCCTTTGCTTGTCGGAATATTCAGGGATTTAACGGTATCCCCCACCTAGTAAATAGGTTCCTGAATATTCCGATGCGCGAAAGCATCAAAAACAAAATAAAAAGAGCCGACTACGCCTAATAATCGACTCTTTTTCAAGAAATGACTCAATATTGTACCTCTATTATACAACGTCATTTCTTCCAAGTAAATAAGGAGGAAGTTAATCATGATAGACAAAAGAAAAAATGCTTTTTACAAAATAACATTACATTTCTTCATTAGAAGTAAAAACGGTAGAGAGATTGTTGAGAAAACGTTGTACAGCAATCACAGTGTAACCTCAAAACGCTTTATCGAGTTTGCTAAATCGCATGTGAAACAGATTAAAGGTTTCGATGGTTTCCTAGAAGATTGGGCGTCGCAACAAACTGTTTCGAACGAACTATTTTGCAAATAAGAGAATAGCGAGGAGGAATGTGGAAATGATTGAAAATCCAATTACTTACGGTAATCATCACGATTCATCATCTAGAGACTTCATTGAACTATGTTGTGGTTGCGAAGGTGAGATCTACTTTGGAGAAAGTTGCTTAGACTTCGGTGGAGATTACCTACATGCAGATACAGAGTGCATTACTCAATATGTAAAGTCTCATTCTACAGAGAAAGTAGCAGGTGAATAAGATGAAAGCAAACGTACTTATAACAACTGAAGATATGGCCCATGAACAATGGTTAGAAGCTAGGAAAGCAGGTATTGGCGGTTCTGATGCAGCAGCTATTGCGGGTTTAAATAAATGGAGCTCTCCAATTGGAGTTTACTACGACAAAACAAGTGAAACGGTTAAAAATCAATTACCAAGCGAAGCAGCTTACTTCGGTAATGTACTAGAGGAAATTGTAGCAGAGGAATTCAGTAAACGTACTAATTTAAAAGTCAGAACATGCAACGCAATCTTACAACATCCCGATTACCCTTGGATGTTAGCAAATGTGGACAGGCTAGTTGTTGGTGAAAAAATAGGGCTTGAGTGTAAAACAGCTTCTGAATACTTAAAGAAAGAATGGGAAGGCGAAGAAATTCCAGCATCTTATCTTCTACAGTGCCAACACTATATGGCTGTTACAGGCTATAAAGCGTGGTGGATTGCGGTACTAATCGGTGGTAACAAGTTCATCTATAAAAAGATTGATCGTGATGAAGACATCATCCAGTACTTAATCGATATAGAAAGAGACTTTTGGTTGAATCACGTTGAGAAGGGTATCCCTCCAATGTTTGATGGTTCGGAAGCATCATCTACATTACTCAAAGAAATGTATCCGGATTCGGTTGAGGATAGCGAAGTCGAGTTAGGAAACGAAGTTGAGTTGTTAATAGAAGCTCGTGATCAGGTAGATAAAGAAATTAGAGTACTAGAAGAACAAAAATCGGAGTATGAGAACAAAATTAAAGCAAAACTCGGTTCAAATGAGATTGGAAAAACAGAGAATTATAAGGTTTCTTGGAAAACACAGGTTTCTAATCGGATTGATAGCAAGCGTTTAAGAGAAGAACAACCGGAATTGTACAAACAGTATACAAAAGAATCTAAGAGTAGAAAGTTCACAGTTAAATAGGGAGGAAATGAACAATGGCAAACAATGAATCTATTAAAAACCAATTAGCAAACCGTACTGAAAACAAACCAGCTAGCCCAGAACAAACAGTTGAAGCTTATATGAAGAAAATGGGGCCAAGAATGGCTGAAGTGTTACCAAAGCACATGGATATGGACCGTATGAGCCGTATAGCCCTTACAACGATTCGTACTAATCCAATGCTATTAGAATGCACTGTGCCTTCCTTAATGGGTGCTGTAATGCAGGCAGTACAACTTGGACTAGAACCTGGCTTACTCGGTCATTGCTACTTGCTTCCTTTCAATAAAAATGTAGGTACAAAACAGAATCCCCAGTGGATTAAGGAAGTTCAATTCATCATCGGATATAAAGGAATGATTGATTTAGCAAGACGTTCAGGTCACATCCAAAGTATATATGCTCATGCAGTGTACGAAAATGACGAGTTCGAATACGAATTAGGGTTACATCCTAAGTTAACACATAAACCTTCATTTGGAGATAGAGGGAAGTTCATTGGAGCGTATGCAGTAGCCCACTTCAAAGATGGCGGATATCAAATGGAGTTTATGCCAGAAAGCGAGATTGAAAAGCGAAGAGGTCGCTCTAAATCCAAGGACTTTGGTCCTTGGAAAAGTGATTATGAAGAAATGGCTAAGAAAACAGTCGTGAGATCGATGTTTAAATACTTACCAATCAGCATTGAGGTTCAAACGCAAGCACAGCATGACGAAGTAGTTCGAAAAGACATTACAGAAGAACCGGAGTTTATTGAAGCAGAAGAAACAAACGAAGAAACAGCAAACCAAGAACAATCAGAAATTGTATTTGAACAATGATTGAAAAACAAAGTAAGGTACTCCTTCCGGCTTGGTGCTGGAAGGATGCCAAATCAACAGATGAAGTAAAACAAAATGTACTGAAATATATAAATCCAAAACGCTACCCAGGTTATAGGGTCCTGAAAGTATCGAAAGGATTTGCAATATGTGAACGGGAGTGAATGTTAATGGAATTACGTTCAAGTCATTTAAAACCAATCAGAATCAGAAGTACCAACTTAATTAAAGCTTTGCGAAGAGTAAGAGAATTAGAAGATAAAGGCTACGAGTGTGTGAAGCCATACGAAAAAATATTCCAAACAAGAAAAGATTATCTGTATTCCGAACACAAGAACATCAAAGGTGGATATCGATTTGCGGGTGTAGAGGAAAGGTTGATTTACGAGTTTTGGCTGAAGAAGGTGAACTAAATGGCAACTTTTAGAGTAAGTAAAGACAAAAACTATACAACAATTAATAATACAGGGCTTCGTGATGAACGTTTGACTTGGAAGGCTAAAGGAATTCTAGCGTATATCCTTTCACTCCCTGATGACTGGGTATTTTATATGGAAGAAGTCGCTACTCATTCAAAAGACAAATTAGATAGCCTGAAATCTGGCATAAAAGAATTAAAGGAACATGGATATGTAAAGAGATATCCTGTGAAAAACGAAAAAGGAAAGATTGCTAGATGGGAAATGATTATATATGAAGTTCCACAAGGGGAATATCCACTAGTGGAAAATCCACAAATGGAAAAACCACTAGTGGACAAACCATTAGTGGAAAATCCACTGCTACTAAGTACTAAAGAACTAAGTACTAATAAACCAAATACTGATAAACAAAATAATACTATGTCCTCTTCTAACGAAGAAGACAATCCGTCTCCTATTCCTTATGAAGATATTGTTTCTTTTCTTAATAAAAAAGTAGGTAAATCTTTTAAACATAAAACAGCGAAAACTAGATCGTTAATCAAAGCTAGATTCAAAGATGGTTTTACTATAGATGATTTTAAACGAGTTATTGATATAAAAGCAGCCCAATGGTTAAACGATTCACACATGAGTCAGTATTTAAGACCAGAAACGTTATTTGGTACTAAATTCGAAAGTTACTTAAACGAAAAAGGAGCGAAAAAACATGTTGGTAACAGCAATGCAACGGGTAGCAAAATCCCTGGATTTAAAGGTGAACTTCCATTCTGATAAATGTATGAAACATTCTTATGAAATAGGTGGCCAAAAGTTTGTTAAGCCAGTTCAAATGATTGAATTCAAGGAACAAGTTGTCTGCCCGCGATGTGTTGTTGAGGAAAACGACAGAGTGTTAAAAGAACAGGCGAATAATCATTACAAGAAAATCAAAAGATCTAAGAAATTCAACATGCTTACAAAGCACAGCATAATTAGTAATGAGGAAATTCTTGAAGCTACGCTTTCTAATTATAGAACCGAATGCAATGAGACTAGAACAAACAAAAGACTCGTAGAGGGCATTGTAGAGAGCCTAAAAGCAGGTAAAGTTAAAAATGTATTTATTGTAGGTGTGCAAGGCGCAGGTAAAAGTCATTTAGCTTATTCGATTCTAAGAGAACTAAGAGATTATTTCTATGGAATTTCAGATGGTGAGAAGGATAATGACGAACTAACTTATTCAAAAATGAAAAGTTGTTTATATGTAGAGATTGAACAGTTAATGCGGCTTATCAAGGATTCGTTTAATAACAAAGAGTCTAAGTATACAGAAGAATATTGTGTAGACCTTTTAACAAGTGTTGACTTCCTGGTACTTGATGATTTAGGAGCAGAAAGCGGATCAATGAACAGAACGGACGAAGCAAGCAACTTCATTCAACGTGTACTGTATGCCGTAACAAACGGAAGACAAGGGAAAGTAACCATCACAACAACTAACTTATCAAGCGGTGACATATTCAAGAAATACGACAAGAAGCTAGGTAGCCGAATTTTAAACAAAGCTGAAGCAATCGTATTTAAGGAAACATCAGATAAACGCATTGAACATTTAGGATTCTAAGGGGGAATTAAGATGTGCGCATGTAACGGAACGGGAGTAATTCAGAACGACATTGGAACGGGTATGTATCAGTTTGGGCCATGTATTTGCGGAGCAGCAAATGAAACACCTCAGGAAGTGTATAGAAAGCGTCATGTCGTTATGGCGAGATTAAGAGCAATTCATCAATTGCAACTGGAGGGGAAATGGGATGGGGAAATTCGAAACAGCAGAACAGCTTGAGAATTACACGATTTCACAACAAGCGAAAAAGTATATGAAAAAAGAACGACAGAAATTATATATACCTCTTGAAAAGTATGATCTTGTATTTAGCGATAAAGAAGTAAACCACATGAAAAAATTGTGGAGAGAAAACAAATCTCTGGCTGAAATAGCCGAAGAAATGGGACGTCATGAAATGGAAATAGCGGTACTTATTATGGACCAGGGTGATAAACAAAGAATAAACAAACGTCCAATGGGGTTAGGAGCATGAAACAACTAACACTTGAGGATGTGGTGGGAAGTTTCGATTATGCAGCAAGGAGCACGGCAGAGCAGTTCCTAGCAAAGCCTAGCGTCATAACGTCATACGAGGTTCACTTCTTCGATCAAGATGAAAAGCAGAAGATGGATTGCTTTGATACAAAAACCGAAAGCGAAGCTTGGAATGCGGCAATAGAAGAGCATGGAAAGGGTATTCAGAAGATTGAGATAAAACATTCGAATCGTACGAGGGCTGAATTTTTGGCACTAGATTAGGAGGGAGAAAATGGCTTTAGATCGCTGGTTAACTGATGAGGAACGAGCAAGGGCAAAAGCTAATGGAATAGGTACAAAAACACTATATTATCGCCTATATATATCTGATAAATGGGAACTGGAAGAAGCTCTAACAGCACCGCCTGGAACGGTTAGACATGAATACGAAGGAGAAAATCATAAATGGCTTAAACTGGCGAAGGCTAACGGGATAAAAGTGAAGCTTTTTCATCAAAGGAGAAAACTCGGCTGGGGACATCATAAAGCAGCTACAAAACCAGTGAGAAAAAAGAAGGTGCCGGGCAATGAAAGGTAAGGAGAAACCAACGGAATCGCAATATAAAATAGCGGAACGAAATGGTATTAGTAGACAGACTGTAAATCAACGAATTGCAAAAGGAAATAAAACAGTTGAGCAGGCAATTACAGAACCATTGAGTGGTGAATTTGCAAGGAAGTATCGAAAGTACATTACGTTAGCGAAGAAGAATGGAATTGATTACAAAACGTTCAGATCGAGGATTCTATATGGGAAGCGTCGGAAATGGACACCAGAAGAGGCGGCAACAATCCCAGCGACTGTATATCACAAAATTAACTATCAAAAACCATCCAAGGAAGAAGTTGAACAAGCCGCTTCAATTGGAATAAGTGAAAAGTTACTTGACCAAAGGTTACGTCAAGGATGGACGATGGAACGCGCAATTACTTCACCAGTTGGTACGAGTTATGAAGGGAAAGAGAAGAATGTGAAAATGCTGAAATTAGCCAGAAGTAATGGAATTAGCGATTCGACATTCTATCGTCGCCGAAGAGAAGGAATGACGCCATACGATGCAGCAACAAAGCCAAAGGGGTTTGAAGAATACATTCCTTTAGCGGAATCGAATGGAATTAGTGATAAAGCATTTTATCAAAGAGTTAAAAGGAAGATGGATCCTTACGAAGCAGCGACAAAACCACCAAGGAAATACAAAAAGAAACAAATCAGCTAGGAGGAAACATGGACAGGCAAGACGTTTTAATCAACAAATTAATCGATAATCACATATACAAGCTACCCGATGGGCGCGATCTCTTTGAGGGGAGTTGCGAGGAACTGGCGGGGCTACTAAAAGGAGATGGGGAGAATGAGACATACAAGGAATAGACAAATCAAGAAAGCCAATAAGGATTATTTTGCAGAGCTGATAGACACAAATATACCTATAGAGGTTATGCGTATCAGTAAGAGATATTGTGGACTAGACCCTACTTTCAAATGGCATCGAGAGTGTTACCCATGGGGTTATAACTGGATAGAGTTTGGCTCTAGAGATTCACATACGCTAGTTAAATCAAAATAGGAGGCGTTTAAGCGATGAGAGAAGCGATTGAAGAATTTATAAAAGGATTACGTGAATCGGCAGTTGAGAGCAGGAAAGATGCTGATAAAGCTTTTGATAATGGAGATTTAGGGTTATCAGGATTTCATAAAGGACAGTGGCACACATTCGAAAATACGGCAATTGCATTAGAAGACCTATTATCTAATCATGAGGAGGAAGAACAATGAAATATACAGAGCATGGGACTTATGAAGTAACTCAATTATTAATGGAAGCGAAGGAGAATGAAGAGAATGGCAACTAAGATCGTTATGTTTACAGGAAATTCTTGTTCGAAATGCATGAGAGCGAAAGCAAATTTTGAAAACCTACCACTAGAAATAAAAGAAAATGTTGAATTGATTGAAAGAAATGTAGATGAAAATGAGCATGATTATAAATTTTTAACGGAACAATTAAAATCGAATTCGCTACCTACATTTCTTATTAACCCGGAAGAAGGTTCGACGGATTATAAACCGTTAATTGGATTTGATGAAAATATCGGAAAAATAATGTCAGCGATAGGCTTGTAGGAGGGATCGAATGAAGAAAGAAACCAAAATACAGGTGGAAGGTGAACTTAAAAAGGTAGAAAGCGATATTAGTAATCTGGAATATCACCTAGTCATGATGGATGGTGAAAGGCAGAAGACCAGGAAAGCTTTGGATGAGCTTAAGAATCGGAAAGAGAAGTTGAAAAGTTACTTATAAGGGGCGGAACAGAATGAACTTAAGAACAAAGATAAAGCGAGTAAGAGATGTGGAGTTGCCGCGATATGCGAAACCAGGGGATAGCGGTTTTGATCTTGTAGCTGCAGAGGATGTAATTATTAAGCCAGGAGAAACAAAGGTAATACCTACAGGGCTTGCGTTTGAAATACCACCCGGATATGAAATGCAAATAAGACCACGTAGCGGAATGTCACGTAAAACAAAACTGCGAGTAGTTTTAGGAACTATTGATAGTGGATATAGAGGTGAGGTTGGCGTGATTGCAGATAATACTTCAATCGTTGAATATGCATCACAGCCAAGGTTATTAAAGGGAGCGTTTGTTGGAGATAACGACTTCAATGTTACGAAAGCGACTAAATACGAGGTAATTAAAATTAACAAAGGTGACAGAATTGCTCAAGGCGTCATAGCGCCAGTAGTAACAGCTCATTTTGAAGAAGTGGACGAGCTATCTGATTCAGAAAGAGGAAATCGGGGGTTCGGGAGTACAGGGGTAAAGTAATACAAAATTTGAATTTTGTTAAGAAATGAGGGTGTCTATATGGAAATACAACATAATAAACGATTTATATTACTCAAAGCTTTGGAATGTTTGATTGAGGAGAAACGATTTGAAATTGATGAGATTAAGGAAAGAACGGAAAGTGATTACGAAATAAGAAAACGTACAAAAGAGGCACTAGGCGGAGTGTTTTCGTTAGAGGAAGTTATTCAAAAGGATATAGAAAAGGTTAAGCGGGAAATCAAGAAAATTGAAGATATAAAACATGATATAGATGAGGGAAGAAATCGTTTGTTGTTAGTGCCTAATTATATTCAGTTGTGTTTAACAGGTAAATAAAACTAAACAAAAGCGTTATTTGATTAAAAAATTGGGGGAATGGGAAATGAACAAGGATATTCAATTTTTAAAAGAATTGCAGCAAGAATTAAAAACACAGGAAATCGATTGCCAAGCGTCACCTCGGTTTTGGGCTTTAATGGATTATAAATGGGTTGTAACTGCAGAAGGGTACCACGAAAGAACATCATTATTCTTTGTAAACGATTGTGAAGCTGTAATTGTCGATGAATACGTAAAAGAAATTATTAATGATGAAATCGAACATGAGCTTACTGAAGAACAGATTGAAGACTTAAAAGAATTGCAAGAATACGCTTCTGAATACGATCTAGTTGAGTGGATTAAAGAAAATATCGATGGAGATTGCCATTTAGTATATGAAAAGGAAGAAGCATTCATTGTTGAAAATACGATGTTCTTAACTAAAGCAGAAGCTAAGAAACATATTGAACTGAACAAACACCATTACACAAGTAAGGTCCACACATACGCTATGACGGCATGGCGGGCGCCAAAAGTGGAACGATTGTTGAATATATTAGAAACATTTGATTGGGAGTCAATTAGTACAAAATAGTTATTTGAATAGAAAAGGGGAACGGAAAATGAAAACATCTAAATTTCAGTTTAATAGAAATCCAATTCGTGTTCTTGAGTATAGTGCCATTGAACAGCCAAGTATTGATGTATTAAAGAATACACCAGCATTATGGAATGCTTCATTAGATGATGCGCTGAAATATGGTGGAGAACTTACAAAGACTGCTATTGGAGCGATGAATTTACGACATGACCGCAAATACATTGTTGTAGACACAAAAGTTCATATGTTAATGCCTGGTATGTGTCCAGCGATTCCTAATTGGCATAGTGACGGTGTTCCAAGAGGTTCGGAATTACGACCGGAAGCAAAAGCAAATCCAAATATATTCGCGCAAGAAAAAATGAGCACTAGCCGTTTTCATCTACTTGTTACAGGTGAAGGGTGCCTAACTGAATTTATCGGACAACCTGTAGAGCTAGATGTACCTGCTGAACCAAGTACAAGGCTATACGGTATGGTGAATCAGCAAGTAAGGGAAAAAGTCGCAGCAGGAGAATTAGAAGTATTCACGGCTCCTACATGTACGCCAATTGAGTTTGATTGGTTCGATATTCATCGCGGAATTGAAGCAACGAAACATGAATGGAGATATTTAATTCGAGTTACAGAAACGGATCATATGCCGCCACAGAGAGATTTACGACAAATTATTAGAACACAGCAGCAAGTATACGTTCCGACAGATTTCGGTTGGTAATTTGAACAAAATTCTTATTTTGCGAAGAGAGGTGATTAATTGATAACTCTAATTTTAATAGCTTATATAATCATCTCTTTACATTTTTCAATGGAAAATATGGCAGACAATTATTATTGGGGAACAGAACATAAAGGGATGCAGAAAAAAGAAGCGTTTATATGGGGATTCTTAACGATACCTATAGCTGTCGTAGGTTTAGTAATTTTTGCAGGTGTAGTGTTTTTGATAGGTGGTTCATTGGTATGGATTATCCAATGGATTTATGAAAACATGCCATAGATTAAATAAAAACAAAATCTTTATTTGAAAGGGAGATGGAAAGGATGATCGAGAGCAAGCATTTGTTTGAGGATGGAGAAACGGTTCGGATTAAAGAAACTGGTGAAGTAGTTACAGTTGATTATTGGTGGTATGCGAGCAACTTAGGATGGACAGTGCAATACAGCATTGTAGAGCATCCATCTACATGGTTTGCTGAACGTGAATTAGAAAAGATTTCTTAATAAAATCGTTATTTGAATAGAAAGGGAGAATGAGAGATGGATTTGAAAAAGTTACAAGAACTTAATGATCTTAGACTCACAATAGAAATGTACAACGATTTAATGGATAAATACGATGATGAAGATTTCGTTTTAGAAAACTTAGATAACATTTTAAATGTTTTTCATTCAGTGCCACGTCTGGTTGAAGAAATTACATTATTACGGGAAGAGAATCAGCAATTGCAGTATGAGTTAAAAGAAGAAAGAATTTGAACAAAAACGCTATTTTGTACTGAGTAAATGTTGATGTTTATTAAAATGATAAAGCAGCTAGCTCAATGAACTAACTGCTTTATCGTCCAACAAGAACAATACCCACAATACATTGTAACTTAAGGTTACAACTATAGTATGAGTAGAAGTAAAAATGTTATGCAACAAAGTTAAATAAAAACTTCATTTTAAACAACAAAGCAGCTAGCCGAAATAGCTAACTGCTTCGTTGTACAATTTTAGAAGTTACAATCGATACGGATATATGTTGTAACAAAAAGTTACAACTATAGTATAAACAAATATCAAAATATTATGCAGGTAAGAAAACTAAACAAAAATTTCATTTTGTAGAAAAGGGGAATGGATATGGATATAAGAACGCAATTATCAAACATAATTTGGCACATTGAAGTGAATAGAGATGCATTAGGCGATAAAAGAACACTAGATGATGTATTAGTTAGTTTGAAACGGATGGAATATGACGAGGAACTTAAAAGAGCAGCTAGCAAAAGCTAACTGCTCGGCTGGTTCTCCAAGGGGGAACAAGGAGAAAAGATTATCATGGTATCTACAGTATTGACGGAATATTGAGTTTTATTCAGGGGAGGAAGAGGAAAATGAAAGAAAATATCGGTAACTTAAATGAGGTTAGAGCAATAATGGTTTTCCTTGTAATGACAATGGATGATCAGTTTGAAGTAGAATTTGATGTTTCGTGTGGCGAAGATATAGAAAACTACATGAAGTTGTATTTAGAGCAAAACTGGAAAGAGTTATTCGAAAACACTAGATATGTTATGTGATGCTTCTTTCCAAGGCATTCAAATGTTAGCTAGGGATAAAGAAAATAAACATTCTTGTTTTGTTGAAGCGATGAATACGCGTAGACGAGCGAATATTAGTATTGATCGAGAAACGCTAAACAATAACAACTTAGACAAACTTAATAGAATTAAAGAAATAATAAATTCTTAACAAAATAATC